TTAATTAACATGATATCCAAAAGCATTACCAACTCTTACAAATTTAATCAAATTACTATTTTTAGACAATTCTCCTAATGCCTTGATTACATGACTCTTAATTCTTCTATGATTCATATACCTTATTTCTTCATTTCTCTTTACAATAGCAGCAGTTATGTTGATTATGCTTATACTATCACCTGATTTGCAGTGATCTTGAATATAGTCTTTTACTGCTAAAAGAACTCTCTGGTATTCTAGGGTCGATGCCATTTCTGGAGCTTCATATAGAGATAAATACTCTTTTGTAGTTACTTCATTTTTAACATCATTCTCAATCTCCTCAGGTATATCAACTTGTTTTTCCTTCAACTTATTAATAACATCATTTGTTAATATATCTTTTTGCTCTTCGAGAAGGGTGTGGATTTGTGCAATATCTGATTTAGAATCTGCTCTGAATGAATAAAACTCGTCCTTAATCGAGCGCAATTCGTCTTTAATCTCAGTAAGTTCTTCTATTTTATCGTTAATTTTCATGAGAGTATTCTGTAATTGTCCTGACTGTTTGGAAGAATCCTGAGATTGAAAAAATGCGTAAACTATCGCAACTAAAGCTAATAGAATCGACGAAATACTTGATACAAGTGAAATTTGATTAATCACATCTTGTGAATTCTTAAACTTCCAGGTTAATGCTCCGGTTATCAGTAATATTAAATCAAAAATGATAAACCAATAAATAAGCTCTCTTTTTGTGATACTGTCCATAAACCCTTTCTTCTCCACAACCCATTCCTCCACTTTTTTACATTACGATATAGAGCAAGATTATCCCATGAGTAATATCTCGTCAACTTTACATTTTTATTTAATGATTGACTATTGGGGTCCTACCTCGAATACCGCCTTTCTACAGTAACGGCATTTCTTGCAGTCTACCGCGTCCACGCTTTGCCATGTGATGGATTCCTGGTCAATCGTACCGGCCAAGCTGCAGCCGGTGCCGTTCTTGCTGTCATGTTCGTACAGGTGGATCTGTGGCCGGCCGATATAGCGGACCGTCTGTACCAGATTCCGTGGCAGTTCAACTTCCGCCGGTAGCGTAGCGTCCGCCGCGTGGATCTCTCCCAGGTAACTGCTTACCATTTCTAAAGCGTTCGGGTAATCCTTCGCCAGTATTTCGATTGCCTGGCTGGCGCGCTCTGGGTATTTCTCAGCGTATGCCTTGTGCATTTCCTCCAACAGTTGGCGCTGGCTAGATCCTGGCCCCATGATATGGGCTTGCGCTGCAAGCAACTGCTTAAGCGAAGGTAGAATTTTTGTGCTGTATACTTCGGACTTTTCCCCGACCGCCAGGCGTGTACCTTTTCCCATGTGTTTTTCGTTCCCTTCGATTCGTTATCTGTATGTAATATTAACTACAGGTAACAGTATAGGCGAACGTTACATAGAAGTAAAGACTTTGCCAGAACGAAAAATATATAAAATTCGTCCGAATTAGATAGGGGGTACCTTTGAGTAAAAATTTTTCAGAAGAACAAAAAAAAGAAAAAGTACCCCTCCTTAAATTCGGGGTACTCTTATATATTGTTCTCTCTGGCTGCTAGTTAATTATTATTAATTAAATAATATATATAATATATATTATTATATATATTATATATATATTATTATATATGTATTATCTTTTTCTATTTTAAAATGAAAAATTATTACATAAAGTTAGAGATTGTTTTGAATTCATCCTCACTACAACGCACGTATACGCTATATTGCTGGCCGTCTACTTCTACCGAAAGGATTGCTGTAGACGAATCTTTACGGCGGCCACCTATCGCTGCACCTGCTACGGTACCGATCGGACCGGCCAGGCTGCCTATGATAGCCCCGGCTGCAGCTTTGCCTGCGCTGCGCTTGCCCGACTCCTGCCAATCGATCCCCAGCAGCTGCCCTTCCTTCTTATTGACTGTCGTATACTTCGTGTCCGGGTGCTGGGCTATTACGATTTCTTTCCCTTTAACGTCAGGCATTCCGCCGATATAGTCTAATTTAATAGTTTTCATAAGGCCTTCGTTTACTTTCTTTTTATAATCGTCTTTAAACTGTTGCCAGATACCCATAATATGTATTCCTCCTAATAGCTGTTCTAGTGATATACGGATTTTATATTAAGTAGTTTCTTTTTACAATATCTTCTATACTCCAAACTATCCCCCTGTCACCTTCATATAAACATTCACTAATCATACTATCTGCCAGCACATTCATTACTTATTGCAAGGCATAACACACCACAGAGAATGGAGCTAGAATTATAGAAGGATTTTTTATAGTAGATTGTTTACAGCCGCCTGTATGGGTCGGAAAATAATCTGTTTCTTGAAAAGATATACAAATTTCATCCTTTTGTATGATGAAAATAAAGTTGTAGACTGAGAAAATAAAATTCTAGACTGGCGCGGTGAAGTTAAGCTAACGGGCAGTTTAATTGAATAAACTGGAGGATTTATCAGGGAATGTATTGAATGAATATGTATATCGGATATATGTGGGGGCATTTCTCAATGAATATGGATGATAAATTATTTAACTATTACCTGGAGCTTAAAAACCCCGAAGCTGGTGAATGGAACACATCACCACAATGCATACACACAGAACTGATTACAAGGGATTACGTAAGAAAAGAATTTACAGTCACTGATGGGATTAAGGTATGTAATGTAGGGATTGGAACAGGGGATTGGGACGATTACCTTGGCTTTTGGCTAAAAGGCAAAGGGCACTTAACAAGTATTGATATTAACAAAGATATCTGTGAAATCTTCGCTTACAGACAGTTTCGAGAAGGTCATCCTAATCCTTCTAAGGTGATATGTAAAAGTATTTTTGATAATGAAATAACTAATGAAAAATTTGATATTGTAACCTTAATCGGATCTGCAGTCAAAGAGACTGGAGGTTTTGAAAGGTGTTTAGATTCGTGTTTTAATTTACTGAATATCGGTGGATATCTTATGTTCATGGCTAACTTAAAGTACTCATCGTTGGAGATGTTAGAAGGTTATTTAAAACGATCGAGTTATCAGTTAGTAAAAAAGAATTTGTACGAAGCATTTCCTGAATACCCTTTCTTCATTTGTAAAATCAAAAAATGATTCAACTAACTGGGAACTATAGTTGAATAACCAGCATTGAAAGTGATAAAGACAGTCGGCTTTAATTAAGTATCTAGATAATTAAGCTAGGAGTGTAGCGATGAAAATTTGGGAAATGAACTCTGATCACGATAGCTATGTATTGGCTGATAATCCAGAAGCAGATGACTTGATTAGGTCAATTAAGAATGACGAACATCCTTTAAAGGACTGGAACGGTATATATTTAAATCTCCTTAGAAAAGGGAAAGAAAAGGATTATATCGGCTATTTACCAGGTGCCACAATTATTTCAGAATATGCAAAACAAGCTTTAACTGCGCAAATTGGAGATGAGGCTGAGTTTCTTTTCATATTGGATCGCCCTATCCATTTCTTGCATGTCTTAAAAAGAATTGATTGTATTGATTTTGATCTGACAGAGAGAACAGAATCAGGACTAATTAAGTCTTCAGAAAGGGTACATTTTATCAGAGAAAAAATACCTGTTGATACTCTGATCTTTAAAGTTCCTGAAATAAGAACAAGCATTTATGTCACTGAAAAATTTATTAATCTTGTTAAACAGGCCAATTTAACAGGTTTTGTTTTTAATCAGGTATGGAATTCTGAACTAACTGAAGAAAAGGATCGAGAAAAACATTTAAAGTATACTGCAGTCCTTGCTGATATTGAACAAAATAAAGGCGATGAAATAGCTTATCGCATAGCTAGAGAACTGGTCAATCAGGGATTGGCCTTTGCCAGTGGAAAGTGGAAGATGCAATTAGATTCAAAAGGGAACTTCTGGCTTGGTGACCTTACAGAAGACTGTGTGTATTCTTGGATTATGCCTACATTTATTCCGCCTGTATTATTAGGCTACCAATGGCATGTAGTAGAGAATTCGGAAATTACAATTCAATGAAGTATGAAGCTAACGGCGAACGTTAGTTCAATGAATACAGTCTAAGACTATATTTTCAAGTCTTGGTCTGCCATTGTCTCATTTTTAATGATCAGTCTAAAACTTATTTTTTAATAGCTGACGATTATTCAATTCAAAATCCACGTAAGATTCCAATAGACGAAAAAAAAGGCCCGCCAGGCTGCGATAGCCCGGCGGGTAATTCGAAGGTAAACGCCTGGCATTAGGGCAACGCCTGCCGCCAGGGTAACACGAACGGCCCCATGATAGGGGCCGTTTTTATTTTGGATCCTTTTTATCCGGGTTGAACGTTAACCAGGCGTGGTGTACAGCTGCTTCAATTTCTTCGGGCGTAATCGCTATGCCCACTTCCCGCAGCCGCTTGCTTACGTAGCCCATGGCTGCGGATAGCTTGCTGGGGCCGCCGGTGTCCTTCCAGGTCGTTTCAGCAAACGCGAAAGCTTCCAGGGCAATCTTGTGCAGGGCTTCGCGTTGGCTGGCCGTCGTACGGGCTTCGTACGCCGCTTTTACCTTGGGTAGCACTCTTCCGACCGCTTGCAGCACATAAAGCGCCAGCGCCCCGATCAGGGCTTCCACCGCGTACGTAATTACAGGCTGCATAGTATGCGTAATATCATTCCAGTTCATTTTTCAGCACTCCTTTATTTTTTTGCTTTTATTCCTTTAGCGATCCGATACTGAATTGTCAGCTGGCGCCAAAAATCTTCTGTACCTCCGCTAGCGTCATAGTAGCCGGCATAATAGGCCGCGGCATCCTTCGCCCAGCTTGGGGCCGGGATAATCTTTACCTGGGCTTCCAGCTGTTCGATCTTCGCAGCCTGGGCTTTTACCGTCGCTTGAAGGTCGTTGAATTCTTTTTGTTCTGCAGGTGTCATGGGTTCATTCTCCTTTATCAACGGGTTTTGTTTGGTCCATAGGTCGAATAACTCTACCCGGCGTTCCAGGCCGTTGTATCCGCCGTTCACGCGCCGGGTTACGACCTGGACCGACGCGCCGCCGTCGATAAGCTTATTCATGCCGGCATTCATCCACCAGAAACCAGCGCTGGACCATGGGTACCTGGCCGCGACGTATTCGACGCCCTGCATAACGTTCGGATCCCCGATATAGGTAGCGAAGCGTTGGTAATTGTTGCGGCCGGTCATTTGAATAAAGCCGGCGCCCTTAAACCTCGGTCCGTCCCCTGGCTGAATATTCCCCAGGTCGCGGCGGTTCTCGTAAGCCTGGCCGCTGGCCAGCTCCCGGGTATACTTGCCCAGTCCGGATTCAAGGCCCGTCTGGCTCATAAAGTGGGCGATACGCGCCCAGGTATTGATTCCGAATCTCTGTAGCGTTTCGTTCAGGTCCTGCAGCATGGCGTCGGTTACTCCATACCAGCCGAAGGACTGCAGCTGCGCGGCCGTTATTCGCATTTATTAGCCCCCATTCTTAAACCAGTAAACGATAGCCGCCCCGATTGTTAGGGCGACCACATACTTACCGAAGCTTATCCAGGCTTTTTGCTGCTGGTTCCTTTCCTTTGTACCTTGCTGCAGTTCCTTCGCTTGACCCTTCGTGATCTGCTGCAGCAGCGCCGCGTTATCCTTGGTCATTTGAGTAACCATACCGAATAGTCGGCTGTCCAGGCCTTCCATGCGGGTATGCAGCCCCATAACCAGGGTTTTCGTTTCTGTTTGCTGCAGGGTTAAAGCCTGGTAATGCGTCTTTAATTCCTCGATCTGTTTCCCCTGCCATTCCAGCTGCTGCTTCGTCTGTACACTTTCCTGGTTTAGCCTGGCGATATGTTCCCCATATTCTTCTGGCGCTGGTATCCGCGTCGCGTTGTTCAAGTTGTCTCCTACCCTTCTGGAAAATAATAAAGCCCCACTATGCGCAGGGCTTTAAATCATTTCGGCTATTTCAATGTGTAACGTTGTGCCATCTGTCCCTGCTGGTAATATACAGGACCTTTGCGGGCTAATTTGAAGTGAAGCCTTGTTACCGGCTACCGGTACATGCAGTATCCTTGAAAATGGGATTCTATAGGTTCTAGCGCCGCTGATAGGTACCATAAAGGTTGTTAGGTAACGGATTTTATTAGTTCCTGCATCGAATTTATTACTGCTTGCATTGAAATAAATCTCAATGTTGTCACCGGCTATCCATGCGGAATCAGTCGTTACCGAAACAAATCCAGATATTAAATACCGTCCCACTCTAGGGAATACAAGCTCTTTATTCGTTGCATCCCATAAGTCCGCATCCCCTAGCACAATGCTAGCAACTCCAGCGCTGTCTAGTAGGCTGTTAGAAAATACGCCCGATAACGAAGTGTCTGCGTTTGTGCTAAGAATGACTACAGACTTAGCTTTCAAGTCGGCCGGTCGAACGCCCCCTACCATATCTGCATTAAGATTTGGTACCAGCGTAGTAGACGCTACAGTAAGCGGCGCTTTACCTGTAGCTACTGTAGAAACAAGGACGTTTGCCCCCAGGTCCCCGGAAGCGTTTCGGGCTGCCAGGCTGTTGGCTGTGCTGGCGGTCGTAGGCTGCATACCGTCTACCATGTCAGCGTTAAGGTTAGGTATCAGCGTCGAAGAAGCGACCGTAAAAGGCGCTGTACCGGTTGCCGCGGTGGATTGGAAAGTAGGCGCTAGCACGGCTGTAGTAAACGAAGCAGAAGCTACGGCTGTACCAGTTCCGCGCGTAATTCTTAATCCCGTAACCCCCGACCCTCCAGCGTCTGTTGCTGTTCTAACTTCGAAGCTCTTACCGTCTGCTACCATCATCCAACGTTTTTCGTCAGTCGCTTGGTCCCCTTCTATTAACCCGATAATAGGGGCGCTAGCTTGCGATACAGTAAGATTACCGTTAACTGTTGCGCCGCTTGTTGTAATAGCAGCGAACGTAGGGCTGGCCGCTTTTCTTACGTCCTGGTCCATATGGAAGCCGTCTACCATATCTACGTTAAGGTTTGGTACAACTGTTGTAGATGTAACAATAAGAGGCGCCGTCCCCTGTGCTACGTTGGCCGTGAAACGTTTTGAAATTACTGTTTCCGAAGAATCCCGTACGACTACGGTCGTAGGCGCTGAATTAACGCCCGCCTGGTATCCGTCCAGCAGGTCCGCGTTAAGGTTCGGTACCACTGTCGTAGAAGCAACCACAAAAGGCGCCGTACCCGTTGCTACCGTAGAAGCTACCGTTCTAAAGGACGCATTACCCGCGCCGTCGTCCAGGGTATTGTTTTCCGTGTATAAGTAAGGATTGTATGAAGACCGGAACGTAGAACCTACGCTGGCTGGAAGCGTTGTAATGTACGACTGATTCTCTAGCCATGTGCAGGTAGTTCCTCCGCTTGTTTGTTCTTGGTATGGGCTAATAAAAAAGCCGTTGTAAGTGAGCGGGTTTCTGATATACAAGTCTACAACCGTCGTTGTGGCGTTCATTGTGGAGACAATGCCAGCGAAGGAGTCGCCCGTAAAGCCGTTCGCGTGTGAGGAATCCGAAACGATAAGCTCTACAAACGGGTCACTACCCAGGGCATTCTGCTGTTTAACCCGGAAAAATAAATCACAATGTGCGGTAATTGCAGCGCCGGCACCTAAGCCTATAATGCTGGCTTTACTCGCATAATCCGAATATTGCGAAGTTACTGTTACCGTTGCGATTTTGGTCCACTGGTTTTGGTAGATATTCGAACTGTCAGTTGTCTTATAGCCCTTAGTCGGAATCGTCTTAGCGATCAGATTACCCGCGATAGACGCGTTACCTGTTACGGTCAGTGCCCCCGCTGTAACGGAAGGAGCATTAACCGTCCCCGTAAAGTTAGGGTTTGCGATCGGCGCGTAATATGCGCCGTGCTGGCCGTCCAGCAGGTCCGCGTTAAGGTTGGTTACCGTTGTCGTGGAAACGACCGTAAACGGTGCCGTACCCTGCGGCATAGTTGACTTAAATTGAGCTGCTTGAAACGCCCGCGCCTGCAGAGTGTAGTTGCTGTTTGAGGTGTCGTTTCTGATAATTTGTAGAATATCGTCTCCAGCGCCTGCTGGTCCATGGATAAACGCCGCCCCATTCCCAGTACCGCCGAATGCAGCAAACCGTAAACCGCCGTTATAGTTCGTCACTTCCAGGCGTCCCGTTCCATCACCGACTTTAACCACGCCCGTAAATATCGGGTTATCCAGCGGCGCATAGCCCGATAGGTCGGGCGCGGGGATCCCAGCAACGGCAGCTCTCACGAAGGCTGTACTGGCTGCCTGCGTAGTATTCGTACCTGCCGCAGCAGTAGGTACCGTAGGCGTGCCGGTGAAGGCTGGGGAATCCAGCACGGCCAGCTGCTTACTGTTGTACCGTAAGGCGCTACCCTTGAAGTCAATGGGACCGGTAGCCTGGCCCGTAGAAGTGTCGGCCCGGATCGTAAGGGCTCCGCTTTGGTGGTACAGCGATCCCAGTAAGCCAGAACCGCCTGCCTGGTCGTAAATTACAAGGTCGCCGGCGCCCCTCTTGTTAATCGATCCGTTAACCGTCATGCCAGCAAACGTTGCGCTAGACGTCGTTTTAAGCGCCTGGTCGAAGTCGAAGCCGTCTACCTTATCGGCGTCCATGCCGCTGCCGGCGCCGCCGTTGCCCGCATGCCAGATTTTCCAGCTACTTGTGCCTGCGTTATTCTCTACAACTGGGTCAACGTCTGCCGAATGCCTGCGGAATGCTAGGCCGGCACCCATTTTTTTATAAACCTTGGCCCCTCCGAATAACGTAACGCCGGTGTTATCATTCGTAACAATAACGTCCCCGCCAGCCGTTACGTTGCCCGTAAATGTCGGGTTTGCTATCGGGGCTTTACCGGTATTTAGCGCTTCGATTGTTGTAGAAGGCGGAGTATACCAGTTCCCTTTTCCAGTAATAGCCTTAATCATATTCGCCAGCTTGCTCCATAACCGCGTAGGCGTATCGGCGCCTGCTGCAGCTGCTACCGTGTCGTCAATCGTTCGGGTACCTATCTTTGCATCCGTAACGGATCCGTCCGGGTGCGGTAATACAGCGGCAGATTCGTGGTTACCTATCGCCGTATCGACGCCGTTCGCCAAGGCGTTATAGTCGCGCGGTATGTCGGCCGTCATGGACGAATCAATAAGCGGTAAACCTTTTTTAGGCGTAGTTGCCATTAAAGCACCCCTCCTTCGTAAACTTGTTCGTACGTTATATTCGTTGCTGCGATTTGTCCGTAGGTCTTTCCAGAATTCGCGATTTGGCTATATGTCGCGTAGCGGAATTTATAGATAACGCCTAAATGAGCGTGTACTACGCCGTCTACAGCTTTCTTTAGGTCGTCCAGGTTCGTAGGGATCCCGTACGTACCGATAAACGTTACGATCACGTCGCCGGTCGTAAAGTCTATCGCTACGTCTACTTCGCCGGCGAAGGCTTGGACAACGCTTTTAATAAGCTTTGCGGAAAAGTTACCAGGGCTTCGACGTTTTGCTATAACGCGGCTGCGTCGTATTTCGTAGCTGTCCGTCGCGTTAAGCGGTATGTCCAGGGCTTCTTCATAGTATCGAAGGCCCCAGGTCGCGGTCGAAGGGTGGAGCTGCAGCGCCAGGTCATCCGCTTGTGCCCGCAGCCTATCCCATTCTGCGGCCTTCGTCGTCTGGATCCCGGTATAGACGGTACTGGTCCCGTAATAGTCCGGTACGCTGCCCATGATGCGGTTTAAGGTTTCGGTCATATCGTTACCGCCCCTACGACCGCGATCTGTTCCGTACCTACCGGAATATCTGCCGTACCGTTATTTAATTTAAGGTTGCTGTAGTTCGCGACGCCTTCGGTACTGATTAGCAGGCTGCCGATCTTAGCAATACTTACCGGCATATCAGAAAATACGATCTTCTCCAGGTAATCTTTAAGGGCTACCGTAAAGGCCACTTTAACGTCCGCCGCGCTTACCCCAGCAAAATAGGATACTGTCGCGGTAACTGTTATCGACAAGGCAGTAGCAGACACGACGGTTACCCGATTACCTGCAGGCGCTTTGCCTTCGCCCAGGCCCGTTATTCCTGGGTCCATATGGTTCTGTACGTCAGCGACCAGCTGCGTCGAACCTGGCGTAAAATCTGCGCCGGCTATTACGATCTTCGTTGTAAGGTTGCCGTTCCAGCGCGGAATAACTCGGGCAGCGCCTACGCCGGTCACTTCTTCGGCCCAGCGCTTCAAGTCGCTTTTATTTCCGCCGGTGTCTGGATTGTTAACCTTGAAATCGTAACGCTTAAAAGCTTCGTCGTCTGTTTCCCGATCCCCGCCGGCGATAGTCGTACCGGCGTCTACGATAACCCGTACACCTGGAATAGTAGGCGTAAGGATAAACTGGCTTCCTGTTGCCAGGTTACCTATAGCGCCGGCCGTCGTGCAGGTCAGGTTCGCGGTAAGCGTAAGCCCGGCCGTTGAAAAGCTTAACGCTTTATCCAGCGTGTACTGCAGCGGGTTACCGTTTACGTCCAGAATTAGCGCCGTAAAGGTCTGGCCCAGGGGAATTACTACGCCAGCGTCGGCCGTGATTTGCAGGGCGCGCTGGTTAGGCGTTGCCGGCAGACGCGTTAAACCGGCGTCACTTAATATCTCGTCCAGGGCGTCGCCTTCTGCGTACTGTGCGTGGGCACTCTGCAGCACGGCGTCCATGCCGATCTGTAGCTGTAAGATCTCCCGGGCGTCCGGGGCTACCGCGTCGTAAATAAAGTCACCAGGTTCTTTACGCCAGGTAGCCATGGCGCTATGCCCTATAATGCGGGCCAGTATGGCGTCTTCGGTTTCTTCATAAACCGGTATAAATGTTTTCCGGTCAGCCATTAAACAATAACCCCCTCTATTTCCGTCGTACCGTAGATATGGTCTACGGTGCAGCTGGCGACGTAAACCCATTTCCGGGCGCCGGTGTCCTTGTCCGTCTGCGGCTCTCTTGTAATAACAATGTCCCGAACGCCAATTATCCAGGGGTCGTATATAAGCGCGTCCTGAATATTCCGGGAAATCTCGCTTACCCTGGCCGCTTCCGTTATGTCCATTACTGCGGTATAGCGCGCGTCGCTGCCGAATTTGTGGTTAAGCTGCGGCTGCTCCCGGTTTGCGTATATTAAAAAAGCCCCGCGTATAGTCTGCGTGGCTTTTAGTATGATTTGTGCGACGGCTTCGCCTTGTATCGCTGCTCTTACGCCCCGCTGTAGGTCCAGGGCGAAGTCTCCAGCGTCCCAATCGAATACCGGCGTTTTAAGGTCTGCCATGATCTCTGCCCCCTAATAGCGGTTTAGTACAACGTATTTAATCTGCTTGCCGTCCCAAGTCGGCCCGATACTTACCCGGTCCCCAGCTTTCAGCGGGGCGATAGCCGCCGTCTGCAGGCTTCCGTTACTGGATACGTTCGATACAGCGAAGAAGGCCGGCGCCGTTACGTTGTAGGTCGCTTCGCTGCCGTCTGGCTGGCAGGTCGTGACGCTTTTCATCGTAGCCATAACAAGGCCGCCATTCAGCTTCGTAATGAGTCCCCAGCGTCCGCTGCTTGCCGCTACGATCGGATAAGCCAGGAACTGGTCCCCGACCCGCAGCGGGTAGAAGTCTATGGGCACTTCGAATATGTCAAGATCCAGGGCCGCATTTGTGCCGGCCATAACCAGGGTTACTTCATAAGGATCAGCTGTCTGTATCGTGACAACGCGCAGGCCGTCAGCAGACGAATTGCCGCCCAGGTTTCGAAAGATAGTCAGTAAGTCAAGCGTTTTGTCCGTACGGCATGCGTCTGCCATGACTGCGCCCCCTATAATCCATATTGTTTAATCAGCGCCTGCATTTCAGGGCTGTAATTACCCGGCGTATCGGCGCTGGTGTCCTTGGCTTTCTTAGTAGTCTTTACTTTCGGTTCTTTCGGTTCTTTCGGTTCTTTCGGTTTCGTGATCTTAACGCGCGCCGTACTTGGATCCGTTTCGACGTCGAAAGCCAGCTGTACGTTCTGGCTGTCCAGGATGGTCTGCGTAACGTTCTTTATGAAGTACGGACCGAATTCCCCGGTATAATCTTCCTCAACGTAAATAACGTCGCCGCTGAAAAACTGCGGCATAGCTAGCTCTGCGTTAATCCCTACCAGGCTTATAGTAGTCTTTACTATGTTCTGCTGCTTAAGAAGCTGCGCGGCGTCCGTCTCCATCGTCTTTTCGTGGTCCTTGTCCACTTCTTCGAAGTAAGTACGTGCCCCATACGCCAGAACGGAATCCTTACTGGCTTTAACTACTGCCTTCTTCGTCTCCCGGTTAATGAGCTTTACGACGTTGTACAGTTCTTCCAAACTTTCTTCGTATCTGGCGCTAGTCAGGTTTACGCCCCGCTGGAAGGCCCACATATTCGCCGGTACCTTCCGTTCGAATACCATCGTGCCGAAATTCGCGGTATCCGGGTTAAAACGGACCCAAAAAGCCCGGTTGTTTGCCTGGCGTGTAATGTTAAGCACGTCGCCGGCGATCTGGTCGCCGCTGGTCTTCTGGTATAGCTTCGCTGGCAGTACGTAGCCTGTACTTTGCATGCTGCCGACCTTTACACCGGTATTCGCGCAGACATGCTTTATTACTTGGTCCGCTGTAAGGCCCTTAAAATAATAGTCGTCCGGGTTCTTCTTCCAGAAGTACAGTGGGTCGTACGCTTTGTACGTGACCTGGCCGTTAGATTCCCAGCCCCGTAGCTCCAGGAAGCCGTAATACCAGCGCTGGCTGCCTAGGTACAGTTCGATAGATTGACCCATGTAATTAGATAAGCCATCTGCAATATTAAGTGTGAATTCCAGCGTACGGCATACGCTATCCATTTGGTCGGTAATAACCGGCGGGGAAGCCAGGACCGGTGCTATGTCCTGGTTATTGATTATTAACCGTATCGTCATAGCTTAAGAACCAGCCCTATCTTAAGCTTACTAGGATCCGGTCCTATAACGCTTTTATTCGGATTGTATAACGCCGTACGCCATGGCGTTATGTTGTACTTTGTCGCAATCCCCGTAAGGGTGTCCCCGGCCTTTACGGTGTACGTCTTTGGCTTCGATGGATCCGGTACCGCCTGGCGGTCCGCTGCCGTCTGTTTGGTGCTTACCTCACCGGCGCTGGTGCTTACCTGCTTCGGGGCGATCTTCTTGTATTCGCGAAAAGTCACGCTGTAGAACATGTCCCCGGTGGGCGTTGGTACCTGCCAGCTAAAGGATTTGACATACACCGTCTTATTCAGATAAGCCCAGGGCCAAACCAGCTGCAGCGAAGTCCCGTTATCCTTCCAGGTGCTAAACTGGTTGCGGTACTGCTCAGGGGTCAGCAGCTGCGCTTCCTTTACGTCGCATATGCCCTCGTCGTAATCTGCAGGGAAAAAGCTATTCCAGCTGAAACTATCCAGGTCCGTTTCCGTTCCTGGAATATCTACGGTGCCTACGTCCAGAATCGTAAATGTCTGCGGCTGCTGGTCCCCGTCGGTGTATGTCAGCTGGTCGTCTATCGGTCTAACTGGAAGTAGTAAAGACTTCTTCGTATCGTTGTCAATTAGAACAATAGCCAGCGTAGCGCGGTCGGCCGTTTTAATCTCAGCCATTCAGTAAGCCCCCCATTCCAGCAGAAGATAAAATACCCGCAGCGTCGCGCGCCTGGCGGTAGAATTCGTCGATAAACTGGGAATACAGCGCCTTACCGTCCACTCCAGGGGCTGCGTGTATTTCGACCTTTTCTACCAGCTTGTCAATCTGTACCGGCTGCGCCTGTTGTGCCGGCTGCCGCTGCTGGGATCCCAGGGCCGCGTCATAGCTTCGGTTCTCCGACTTTGTTAGTACGCGTTCGCCTTCGTGGAGCTCCGCCCGATAGCCGTCGAATGGTACATTCTTAAGCCCGGTAGCATGGCTGCCGTCGTCTTTCAGGTCTGGAATATGCGGCAGGTTGATTTTAAATTCTTTACCGCCCATCCAGTCTGGCGTTTTGACGCTAAACAAAGCACTAACTTTATCAATAATTCCGTTAAGCTTGTCAATAATGAACTGAGCGCCGTCGATTACGGTAGATTTGATATTAGTCCAAACCGTTGTCATACCCGTATCAATAGCATTCCAGGCGTCGATCCCCGCTTGCTTTATCGTTACCCAATGAGTCTTTACAGAAGAAACAACCTTGCCGACTGCTCCGGTAATCGTGTCATGGATCCGGGTCCCCCACATTTTGAACCAGCTAACGATGGAATTAAAAACAGATACCGCTGTATTTTTAATCGAATTCCATATATTAACAGCGCCTTGCTTGATAGAATCCCAGTGTTTTATCACCTCAATAACCAGGACACCAATAGGACCCGTAAGTACTTGCAGAATGGTAAGGCCCCACTTTTTGAAAAAGTCTACTATGCCGTTAAATACGGATACGGCTGTACGTTTCATCCAATCCCAAATACCAGAAAGGAAGGTCCGTACTTGTTTCCAGTGTGTGATAAGCAGGATAATTGCCCCGATAACCAGGCCTATGACCGTAATCCAGATAAACATAGGGTTCATGCTCATGACCAGGTTAAGGATCCGCTGTGCAGCTGCCCAGGCTTTTGTCGCTATAGAAATGGTCTTCATAACGCCCTGCCCGATCTTGATAGCCAAGAAGTAACCGCCCCAGGCAATGGCCAGACCTTCAACGAAAGGTTTAATCCATGACCAGTTATCTACAAACCAGCTGGCCACTTCTACAATGACCCCACCTACAGCTGCTATTCCGTCTACGACGGCCGGCAGGCCTACAGTCTGCAGCCAGTTAATGATCGGCGCGGCGTAGGTATCGTACGCGCTTTGCAATTGTGCGAAGGCGTCCATAAATGCCTGGCCGATGTTCATTATAGCCGGCTCGTGCTCTGTGTAAAAAGCTGTAAGCTTTCCGGTAATCGTATCAATAGCGGTACTGGCAATGTTCCAGCCGGTTACGAATACGTCGCCGATAACCCCACCAACCGCAGATAGTACATTCCATGCAATGCCCGCGGCGTGCTGTACCTTGCCTATCCAGGCGTCTATCGTGCCGTTTGCCTTAAGCTTATTAACCATTTCCAAGGCGCTACCCAGGCCCTTTTTTAGCTTGTCGAACAAAGGCTTACCAAGCTGGCGGCCCATAGTGCCTATAAAGTCGCTAGCGTTAGAAAGCATGCCCTTAAAGGTTTTACTTTGCATTTCCATGCCGCCCTTAAAGCGTTCTTGCATAACCGAAAATATAGCCGCGTTAAATGCTTTCTGGTCTGTGATCTGGCCTGAATTGTTTACAACAACGGATCCCATTCTGGCCGCTTCGTCGGTTATCATTTTCTTTGTTATACCGAATTCTTTAAGCCGTTCAACTTCGCCAGTTTGTGCGTCCGCGATTGCTTCTACCGCCTGGTCCAGACTCTTCCCCATAACCGCGGCCATGTCACCGGTGATCCCTAGGACCTTTTGCGCCTGAAGACCGTAGGCGCTTAGTTTGGTTGTCGCTTCTACAACTTCTGGAATTTCGAAAGGCGTATTCGCGGCGAATGTTTGCGCCCATTGCAGCGTGTCGGCTGCCTTCTTCTGGCTTTTTAGAACGACGGAAAGGGTATTTTGGTATTGCTCCATATCGGCATTACCGCCTACCAGCCAATCGAAGCCGTTCTTAACTGCTTCCCCGGCCGCTACCGCAACCATAGCTCCCTTCAAGCTTAAAACTTTGTCTAGGGTCGTCTGTGCTGTGTCGCCTATGTTGCGAAAAGACGTCCTAATACGCTGGGCCGCTGTAGCTGTACGCCCCATTTCAGTACGAAGCTTACCGTTAGCGTTCTTAAGTCCGGTTGTTTCGTGTTCCGTCTTTGACATGCTGCTGGAAAGCGCGGTAGCGTCGGTTTTTAAGCGCTGACTGGCCGTATGCATTTCGGCCATATCCCGCGCGGTTTCCGTCAATCTTCCAGCAAGTGCGTTAGTGTCGCCGGTCAGTCGCAGGGTAGCGTTGTGCATGTCCGTCATTTCCCGCGAAGCTCGCGCCATGCCGTCCGCTAGAGACAAGGCTGTATGCAGTAGCTGCTGGGTCGTGTTGTGCATATGGGCTATTTCCGTTGAAGTATGTGACGTACCTCCAGCGAGTGCTGTCGTATCGCCTATTAGTTCCTGGCCAGCGCGGTGCATGTCAGACATGGCCCGCGTTGTACGTGCTATGCCGGCCGTGTCGTCGATTATTTCCTGGTTGGCGTGGTGCATATCCATAACGGCTTCGGCTGCGCGTGTCATGCCCCCGACCAGCGGCAGCGTATCACCGGTTAATCGCCGCGTAGCGTCGTGCATAACGGTCATACCTCTGGCCATTTGCCCAACTTCATTACGCGCCGTTGACATTTTCGACGTAAAATCGTCATTCAGCACCAGACGCGCGCCCATTACAAACTCTTTAGCCATGCCCTACCCCCTTTCTACGACTGCTTCTGCTGGTTGTTCTCTATCTGAATAATTGCCGCCTGGTAACAGAATTCACGTTCCAGATACGGCAGGTTATAAATGTCGCCCGGCAGGCGGCCAGTCTCCAAAAAGATATATGCAAGCAGGGCCGCTTCGCCGTTTGACTTGATTAGTTTTTTATGTCGTCAGCCGCTTCTTCTTGGGCGGTATCAGAAAACCCGCTGGCGTCCTGAATCTCTACCGCCCAGTTATGGATCTCGCCAGGCGAAACCAGGGCATTTACTACCTGTTCCGCTGTAGTAACGCCCAGCTTTTCCAGCAGCTGCTTATTTGCAAATGTAAAGTCGCTTCGCGTGTCTTTGTGTACGGCTTCTACGATCAGCCTTACTTTAAGCTTGTCGTCGTCGAAGTCCATTTCTGGCTTCTGGCCCTTCTTGCCTTGCTTAAGGTTAAAGCAGCCTTTTTTCGCTACTTTGTATTCGTCCTGTGTTACAGCTGTCCAGGGGATTGCCCCGCCCAGTTTTGCTACGTTAAATTCGCCGTTCGGCAATTTCTCCAGGTCCGCAATATCGCGGCCCAAAATATCGTCAAGGCTCAAAAAGTTTTGTTTAGTAGTTGTCATGTCTTCGCTTCCCTTCGAATGGAAAATAGTAAAGGCCAGCTGCAGCAGCTGGCCCGTTTTATATAGTCTTTGCTTCTGTTTTAACCGTCGATCGTATCCTGGTACGTGAAGTCGTCAGCTGTAAAATTTACATCGACGGAAACTTCCTCGCCCATCTTGTACGCCAAGATCGGAATACTATCGAACGAAACACCGCGAATAAGCACGGACTCCTGGCCGTCGCTGTTCGGATCCGCCAGCTTTGCAATGTAGTTAAACTTAGCGGCTGGGTTGTCGGCGATCTTCTTCTGCAGGCGGCTGTCGATTTTCAGGAAGGTAATTTTACCCGAAAGCTTACCGCCCATAATTTTCGTACGTGTAAAAAATTCGCCTGGCAGCTTAAGGTCTTTTTTGTCCAGGTCTGCCTTAACTTCGAATTCTTGCGTAGTGTCCATTTCGCGACCGTCTTCGTCATACAGGAAACCGTACGTGCCGTTAATGATCTTATTTGTATCAACGTTTGGCATATCCTATTGGCCCCCTTTCTTAGAATTGAACACCGAATTTTTGGTAAATCTGCTCCATACTATCAACAGGCGTAAAGGTTGACGTAAAGAATGCCTGGTTAAGCTTCGTAGGGAATACCGCGTTCTTACCGTGGTAGTCCGGATCTTCCTGGTACGTGAAGCCTGGCTGGATTACTTCCTGGCGGGCCAGCGGTGCGAAGAATGTACTTTCGACCAGCGCAGCGTAAGTTCGGCGCGCTTCCTGCGTATTGCTGCGGGACTTTTTGTACTCGTTACCGAACGCTTCCAGGCTGCCTACGATATAGTCCAGCGTGTTATTGATCCGGATACTGCCCATTTCTGCAGACTCCAGGCCTACCGCTGTCGTAAGCGTGTTAACGTCCTCGTCGATTACGACCTGGCCGCCTTCGACCATAAACAGAAGCGTACCGCTGTTTTTAGCCGTCGTACGTCCGCCGACGTTAAGCGGCGTTTTTACGTTAACATACGTAAACGGTACTACCTGGTCCGTCATTCCCATATTTAGCGGAATGGACGCCGCGTATGCTGCTGTAAAAATGGCCATTTCTGCCGACGTATAACCGTCGCAGCCGTTGCCGACGTTGATTACACCGCGGTAGTTCAGCGCCTTACTTGCCGCATTCGCCAGGGTAAGGTCGCTGTCCCAGGTAGCCAGGCCACCGCGCGCTGCTGTGATATACAGGCCTTCGTCCCGAACCCGGCGCAGCCAGGCGTCGAACATAGCATTCACCTGGACGTCTGTCACACCGTCCAGGGCAATGCCGTTTGCCGTGTGATCCGCTTCGATTTCCGCAAGGAAGTTGCTGTATTCGGTAGTCGTCACGTTCGCGCCATTGTCACCGCCGGTAAAATCAACCCCTGCAGTAGTTGCCGGCAGCGCCGCGCCCATAGCCTGTACAGTAACGAGGCCGGTTGCGTTCAGCTTATTTGCCAGAGCCAGCGGGTCGGTATCTTCTACCGCTGCCAGGATAATCCCGTTTTCTACGATCTGCACCGTTACAGCGTTTACGGCTACGCCTGCCTTAACCGCCGCCTTAAACTGCCGCTTAGTTGGGTAGACCGTCTCCAGCGTCCACCCCTGCGCAAGTGTGGCCGAAGCTTTGGAAGCGGAAGAAGTCGCCATACGGTAACCCAGTACCTGGTTCGGCAACGCCTTATAAGCCAGCGTACGAACCTTCTGCGCTGTCGTATCGGTGCCGATACCAGACTGGCCTTCCTTCGTGTTAAACAGTACGTCAAATTCTGTCGCGCGGCCCAGTACTCGCAGCTCGTTAACCGGTCCCCAGTCTGCTGTAAACGGTACGGCTACAATGCCGCGCGGGCTGCCAGTAACGCCAGATACCAGAGCCATAATCAAGGAATAAACGCCCGACAGCGTTTTGCTTTGTCCTACTTGATAAGTACCAGCCATTAATTATTAACCTCCCGTGATAAAAATTCCCGCAGACGCTTTTCGGCGTCGTCTCGTGTAATGATAACCGTAACGTCGTATAAAGCGCCGGCCATTACTTCGGGTCTGGTGCGGAACGATTCGGCGGCCGCGATTAGCGTCGCCGGGTCGTAAAATATTTCTTCGGCCATTGCCACTTTCTGTCTTGGTGCGGCCGGTGTTTCTTCTTGTTCTTCTGCGTCAGACATTAGGCAGCCCTCCTATGTGAAACTTCCCGTCAGGTGTTACAACGGTAGTAAAGACTTCTGTAGGTGGCGGCGCAGTATCGCGGTTACGGCTGTAGGTAGCTTCGTACGTTACCCGTATTTGAACGTCCAGCGTCTGATCCGTATTGTCAATAATTATCTGGACGTTCTGCAGCTGGCCTACGATCTTCGCCCCCGGTCCTTCTTGCTCGTATACCGGTAAACGTCCCATTTTTTCTTCCAGGTCCTTTTCCAGGGTGTCCTGGTAGTTCAGCAGCTGGCCTAGGTCGGCCGCGTAAAATTTCCCGAACTGGGTTACGTTCTTCCGGTACTTCCAACGGCTAATATTCTTTGAAGCCGGCCGGCTTGGCGCTTCCCATATGATAACGGGGCGCGGCAGTTTCGGCGGCGCTGCTCCTAGCCTATAGCTGGGCAGCTTGGCCGTAGCGTATATCCAGCGTTGTAATGCGTCGATTTCCTGCAGCATACGCTGCCCCCTTTCAGCTTTGGAATAGCAGCTCGTACAGCCGTCTGAATTCAAAATCAGTAATTTCCGGTACGTCCTCCTGCAGGCGGTCCATAGTCTTTTCGAACATATGCGCCCCCGGTACGATCTTACCGGTAAGAACCATACCGCCTATTCCCTGTGCCCTTGCAGCTGCAGCCGGTACGTAATGAAACGTCCCGTTTTGCCAGTAGCCTGGCACGAACTGTCCGGCCTTCTGTGTGAATCCGTCGTTAACGTACCGCGCGTAATGTACGGCCGTACCGACGAAAAGGTAAGAAGTCTTACCTACTTCGATCTGGAAGGTGTTATTAGCGTCGCCGAACTGAAAGGAATTGCGAAGGTTACCAGTCCGTGCCGGCGTTAAGTCGTCCAAGTGGACAAGGGCCTGCAGCCCGGACTTCCGCAGTATGCGGTCCTTCGTCTTAGCGACTTCTGTACTGTCCATTTTGGCCAGCCAGCGCTGGTACCGCTCCAGGCCGTCCATTTTAAATTCGATAGACATAGGGACCGCCTACAGGAACGCGAAGCCCTGCGTAATATTAAAAGCATGTAACCGGTCGAAAGCCCCCTTGTACGGTAGCAGCATCTTATCGATGCGGTGTAACGGGTCCGCCGGTCTGCCTGGCCTGGCCGGCGCAGCTTCCGTTATGTTGCCGTTTGTCGGGTCAATCTGTGCCGTTTCACCTTCGGCTATGATCTCGACGGCCTGCGCTACAATGCCTTTAAGGTTTTCCTGCTTCGGATCCCAGTCCTGGATAGGTGGCAGACCTCCGATATACGCCAGGCAGTAGGCGTTAGCCCTGGCCAGGAATACCTGCTTGTCACCTTCTTCCATATTTGCGGCGTCGGGTAAGTACGTTACTAGCTCGTCAGCTTCCAGCAATACCATACCGGCGCCCCCTTACTTAACAAGGTCTACGGCTTTACCTTGGGCTACGATAAGGTCGATTAGATCGCCCTTCGTGACGTCGTAAGGGAAGTCAACGCCTGCAGCTAATGCTGCGTCTTTAAGGCCAGGCTTTGTTCCGCCGCCGTCCAGGTTATACTGGTCAGCCAGCGCCTTCTTCTGGCGCTCAATTTCGGCCGCTGTGTCGTCTTCCTGGTTACCCGGTGTATTACCCTCACCTGGTACCTTATCGTCCAGCACGTCAGCAGATACACCTGTCGGCGTCGCTTCAATTGCTTTACCTTCCGCGATTAATGCGCTAGCGCTTTTATCACTCAATTCTACGATTTGGTCTACAGCGATATAGGCGCCTTTAAGCGTAACCCCTGCAGCCGTTACAAGTACGTAAGGCATTTTTCGTTTACCCCTTTCGAATTAAGGCCGCTACGCTCGGCAGCGGCCTCCTTGTTTATTAGTCCTTATGCCAGGATCGTAGCCGGCTGGATGTATTGCGCGCCGGTGATCTTAGGGAAGGAAGATGCTACAACCTGGATAACGTCACGCATAGGAAGGTCCTGGTGGATCGTCCGCGCGTAGATACCTGGGTTCATTTCGTTTTCAATTGTTGGACCCAGCAGCTGTTCGCCGATCGCGCTACCCTCTTTGAGGAATACGCCCTTATTTGCGGCCAGCAGGCGCTGCGTAGAACGTGTGCCGCCTGTGTCTACGTCGCGGTAGGTAACCGTAGCGTCGAACGCTTCCATGCGGGCCATTTGGCGGCCTACCAGGAAGGCGTTCAGTTCGTCCAGCGTAATAAGCTTGTCAGCCAGGCCGGTTACTGCCTTTCGTACGTTCGGGTCGTTCATAACTACGCGGATAGCGCCGATGGACGTAACGAATACGTCCGCGCCTTCGCCGGTACGGTCGCTGTACTGTTGGTTCCACATCTCATAATCTTCCATGATCGTAGCGCCGGTATCGTTCCAGCGTGTGCCTGCTGTAACCTTCTGCGCTGGATCCAGGCCGAAGTCTACCGTAAGGTAGATACCGTTTTTAGCGTAGACCAACTGGCCTTCGCCAAGCGCCTGCCAGCCCATCCATTCGATACGGGCGTCAACGTTGTTTCTAATTGCTGCAGCTTTACCCAGCAGCTGCGTTTCCGCGATTTTACGACGTGCCGCGTTACCCTTGTCCATAAGGGCGCCCAGTTCTTCCTTCGTAACGATATAGCCCTGGGAAATGTCCGCGATCTCGCCGCTTACGGCTTTCATTGGGTCGCGGTCAGTCAGTGGAACGTCAGCCAATCCGGAAACGATATTCGCCATATCAGCCTGGCGCATAACTTGGCTTTCATAGAATTTAGTTTCGAACGTTTCAACGCGCGGCAAGAAGCGTTGCGCAATATAATTTTTTGGTACTGGGATTTCCTTAATTGTGTCGGTGAAAACTGGGTTAGTGAAAAACGGGCTGTACTGCTCTAATCCTGCCATTATTAGGGTCCCCTTTCGGATGCTCGTATGTTTTTGGGCATTAAAAAAGCAGCCCGAAGGCTGCTATGGTTCATGCGGTTATTAAATTACGCGAATTGCGCCGGCAAGCTTAGCGCCGAATGCTTCGGTATAGCCGATCAGCATTCCCTTATAGACGTCTGCGCGAAGCAGAACCTGGCCTACGATGCGGTCCGCATTGCCGCCGCTGTCCTTGGATTCGAATTTAACCGACTGGTCAATAATAACCGGGTTATCGTAGCCCGTCGGGAAGGCACCAGCGTTGTCTGCGTACTTCTCGTACTTGCCGGTCGTAACGTTGCGTACCAGGCATGTACCCTCCAATACAAGCTCGTTTGCAGCAAACTTGCTACCGTCCAGCGTGATACCGTTAACCAGGTAGCTGTAGCTTGTGCTTGCTTTAATCTCGCGTGCGCCCAGGACCTGGGTACGGTGAATCTGTCCATCATAGTTACCTACTGGCATTTTGTGTTTCCCCTTTCGAATCGTGTTTTATTGTTTCTTAATGCCCAGCCGCGCCAGGGCTTCCGCTACAGTGGCTTCGCCGGCCTTATTGCCCCCGCCGTTACCGCCTGTACCTCCGCTGCCGCCTGGTGTTTTACCGGAAAAGCCGCCGCCTTGCTGGTGTTCGTCGTCCTGGTTGCCCGGGCCGCCGTCGCCGTTCGGCGTTTTGAATAAGTAAGGCTCTTGTTTGGCCAGCTTGGAGATTACAGCCTGGACGCTGCGCGCCGTAGGTAGACCGGTTTCGTCGTCGAAGTCGAGCTGGTCCTCATATTCGCCCATAGCCCGTACAATATGCGCTGGGTTGTGTGGCTGATACCGGCCAGCTGTTTGCAGTACCGCGTTCTGCAGGGAAAGGTCCTTTACTTGGGTTTCCAGCGTTTTAGTTTTGCCTGCGTCCTTCCGCAGCTGGGCAATTTCTTGCTCAGTCGCTGTAGAGCCTTTACCGTCGGATTCCTTGCCGATCTTGACCAGTTTTACTACCTCGTCAACTAGGCCCCTATTTTCTACGTCCAATTCGATACCAGCCTTCTTAAGCGCCTGGCGAAGCGTACGGCGCCCTACGTTAATAGCCATATGGTCCATATCTGCCTGGCTATAAATCAACTTGTCGCCGGTATCCGCCTTCGGATCGTACTTAAGGGCATCGTCATATTCGGCCTGGTCCAGGTCGCCGTCGTCCAGCAGGTCCTTAACCTTCGCGTCGTACTGCTCTTTCGTGATCTTACCGGCTTTGTATTTCTCCTGCAGTTTCTTAAGCCAATCCATAGGGCCTTCCTCTCCCGCAGTTAAAGGGCTGCTACCCCCTGCGCCCCGTTCTTCCATGCGATACGGGTAAAACGCTTAATAAGCAAGGGCGCCGGCTGTATCTGGCTTCCCTTTTTAGTGCCCTGGACTGTCTGGCCTGGCTGTGTTTATCCTTTTTCAGCGGCTTGCCGGTGATTGAGTTGATACGCTGGGGCGTATTCGCCGGCAATGCAGGCTTACTTTTTCGTGTAATATGTGTCCAGCGGTACAGTCCAGGGCACGAAAAAGGGCCAGAAGGTGAAGCCCCTCTGGCCCTTGCTTGGTATTTGTTTAAATGCTTATATCAGAATCCGCCGGGTTCTTGTCATAGTAAAAGGTCCATAGCGGTTTTCCTGTTTTGACGGCCTTTTCTACGTTCGCCATAATGTTGTCCATGCTGTCGCCAATCCCCATTAACGGCGGTTCTTCTCCGAACTTTTCCAGGTATGCGTTCCAGGCTTCTTCATGTGTCATGCTTTCGCCCCTTCCTCGATTAGCCCCAGGAAGGCGTTTAATATATCCGGGAATATCTCCCGCATAACGCCTATTGATTCCTGGTTATTGCTAACGTGCATTTCGTATAGGTTAGTAAATACTTCCGCTTCGGTCGTTCCGTCACGCTTCCAGTAGTCCTTCGCATGGCCCATACCGCCGCTTATCAGCTTTTCCGTTATGCCGTCAAATATATCGGAAAGACCAGAATACCGGGCATCTATGATAACTTTACCGTCTACTCGGCTTACGGCTTTGTATTCGTGCTGGACCTTCTGTACGACCAACTGCATAAAAGATACAGCCGCTTCGTACTCCGCTTTTACCTCGTCCTGCTTGGCCTGCGTCTTGTACTTCGCCTTCGCTTTTATGTACCAGGTGCTTTTCGACTTCTTAAGCTGATCCACAAAATATGCTTTAGCAGCTGCTACCGCCTGGGCGAACTTACCTACGCCGCTGGCATACTTGTAGCCGTCCGGTATGTCTTGTCCGGTCAGGTGTTTTGATAGTCCATAATCCAGGCCATGCCCTACTTCGTGAATCAGCGTCGTTATAGCTTGCTTGTAACCTGGGTCACTTTCTCCAGCCTTGAATGAATCTAGGTAGCGCTGTGACATAGCTACGGTATGGCTGCTTCTCATGTAATAGCTTCCACCCGTTGTAGGCTCCATTTTGTAAATAGATCGCTTGTATAGCTTTCTGGTAAATTCTACAAAAGTTTCCGGAGCTATGTCCATAGCTTTAAAGAATTCGCTGGCCGTTACCGGGCTGTCGAAGTCGTCGGCCGTCAGGTCCTGGCGAAGCAGGTCTGCAGGTCTTTTAACCGGCGGCGGATCCTCGGCCGGCTTCGGCATAGGTTTTTTGCTGGAAGCGTTGTCCAGGTCGTCCTTCGCCGTCTTAGCAGCTGCAGGCTTCGTTATCCGACCGCTTGGGATATTGTAGGCGTCGTCGTCCTCTCCGGGGCGTAGGTAGCGCTTCGGGTTATCCTTCGCCAGGCTTTCGTCCAAGTTAGGCAGGCCGCGTTCCTTTGCGTATTCCCTGTAGTCCTTCGCCTTCGTGTAGATCCGTTCCCCGAATTCGTCTTTAGCGTCCCCGTCGCCCCTGGCGATCCGGTCCCTGACCTTCTCGCTTACGCCCGATACTACAGGGCTGTATTTGCAGCGGCAGTTCGGATGGTTTGGTATCCGTTCGCCGGCTCGGCCAGGCCGTTCTGGTGTATCGTAGTCCAGTTCGTATACCTGGCCGTCATTCCTGGCGTCCTTCGGTGCCGTTCTGGCGTCCAGCGTTGCCCGCCAGCGCTTGCCGTCCAGTAGGTCCGCATTCTGCATGAAGGTATGGCTGCTGGCCTGGCTGGCCGCACGGTTCATTTCCGTGCGTGCCAGCCTTACGCTGTTGTGGTAGCCTTCGCCCGCGACTTCCTGTATACGCCTGGCGGCCCGTTGGACGTCCCAGCCTTGGCCTACTGCTTCGGTTATGCTGTCCCGCATCTTGGCGGCCAGGAAGGCCGTATTAGCCCGCAGCCGTTCGCTGTAGGTTGCGCCGTCCGGTAACCATGGATTAGCCAGGACGCCCATAACATGACCGTAAGTAAGCGCCGGCGTAATGATAGACAATTGTGTGGCCTGCTCCAGCGCCCAACTATGCCATACTGCGCTTTCTGCGTACGTATACGCCAGATTGTTACGTAGGACGTCTTCCTGGCCGCGCAGCTGGTATATTACCTTTGCTACGTGCTGGCGAAGGAATTGCAGCCGTTGGCGCTCCCGCAGCCGTGTGTCGTCCAGCTGGCCGTCTTTGTCGGCGTACTGGTCGTACAGGTCCTGTATAGCCTGCGAAAGCTGCCGGCCGATCCGCTGCCAGGTTCCTTCTATGCTGCCGGCGTATTGCGCGGCCCGCTTGTCCAGGATTTCCTGGTACTTGTCTACGTAGCCATCCATGTCGCGTTGCATACGCTCCAGGACTTCCTTCTGCCTTCGTTTTTGCTCGGCCGTCCTAGTGAGCGGCTTAGGTTTACCTGTCGGCATCTATGCCGCCCCCTTGTTTTAACGTTTCGTAAGATTTATTCCATCCCGGTTTCTTCTCCTTGTCCCTTCTGGTTGGTTCCCTCGTTGTTTACTCGACTGAATTCCCCGCCTAGCCCTAGGGCGTCCAGGTTTGCCTGGCTAGCCCTTTTCGCGGTGTCGTCTTTCTGCTTTTTCATTTCGTCCAGGGCTGCCTTCGGATCCGATACAAACCATAACAGCTCGTACAGGTAACTATCCGGTACCTTATCGGAAAGCGTGGCCACAATTTGCGCAATCTCCAGAAAGTTCTGCGGCACATTTCGGTTTATGGTTACGTCTATCCAATCGCTGCTGTACAAGTCGTTCGCTACCGGGTTCTGCAGCTTCGCCTGAAAGTCTTCGGGTAGCTGTCCGTTACCTGCTAGCTTTCTTGCGTTAATAAAGTCCGTCAGGATCGTAAGCAACTGCTTAATCGTACCCCGTAAGTAGGTTTCTTTCTTGCCGGCCTTAATGTCCAGGCCCGCGTATTTAACCTTAATTTCCGTTGCTGTAGCTCCTGATAGGTCCCCTAGCTTCGGAATGCCGCCTAGTTCGTACATGGTATCCTTTGTACGGTCCAGGAAGTTTTCTACAGCGCCGTCTTCCTGGGCTGGCTGAATGTACTCCGCATCAGACTCTACACTTTTAAGGGCAATAGCCCGCGCTTTACGCATGGCCATAACCTCGCCCTGGGCTTCGTCCTTTGTGCCCCCCAGCTGTACGCCTTTTAGCTTAAGCAGCTGGTCCTGCATGCGGTCTACAGCGTTCGCCTTGTCGCTCATACTTTCCGCATACTCTACGATCAGCGAAAGCAACCCGCCTGCCAGGTCAGATACGCCGGCTTTCTTCTTCCTCTCGCTGTACCTCGCCGGCGTTCCATTCCTAAAGATGGCAACCGGTATACGGCCTGCCTTATGCTCGACAATATTCGGTGTGTCTTCGGGATCTAGGGTGAAGTTTTCTCCTTGATCGTCCCCAATAGCGCTAATAACGTACCGGGTATCGTATATCTCAGCCTTATAAACAAGGTGTTCCTGGTCCGCCGTCGGGTCCGCTATGTCGATTTGGTAGAAACGTACGACCAGGCGCAACCGGCCCCGCGTATCGTATACCGGTACGATTTCCTGGTAAGGGAATTCCTCGTAGTCGATATTCCCCGACTCGTCTACCCAGCCGATAACGTAAGACATGCCCGTGACGCTGCCCTGGGTCAACATTTCCCGCAGGACGCGCTGCGCGTCTTCGTTTTCCAGAAGCTGCAGCAGTTCTTTCCTGTACTCGTCCAGGGTCGCCTGGCTTACGTTGCCGTCGATCTGCTTCGGATCCTTCATAGACCAAACAATAGGATTACCTAACAGATAATCTACCGGCGTATCTATCAGCAGCTGCGCGTAACTGGCCATAAGTTTATGGTTAACGTCGTCTCCCCTGCTCTTGTCCCGCTGGTCGATTTCCTCCAGGTCGCCGTCGTAAGTAGCCTGGTACAGTTCTACCTGCTGGTCCTTGACTAGCTTCTGGTGATCCTGCATTAGCTTGGTAAGCCAGCCGCTATTCCCTGTTACCCATGCTGCCGCTGCTGCCCGCGCCCCTTCCAGGGTGGCCTGCTTATCCAATAATTCAGGCATCCGGTTTACAACTGCCATAATGACCCCTCCTTTCTGCTTCTGCATAAAATCAGCATTTTGTCGTAAAGTACAACATATCTGAAAACCCGCGTTATTACGGGGTTTTTCGTTTGGTGTTTTTTCGCTTAGGCTGATGATTTGTACTTTTTGTATAATTTAGCCACCAATTGCTGCCCGATTGAAGGCTGTTGCTTTCCATTTGTCAGGGTCTTTGATTCCCTGGGCGGCCCGGATCAGCAAGAACATGGCCATAACCTTATCGTCATGCGGTACATGCCCAGGCTTACGCGGTTTGGTGTTTCGCGGTACGTGGAAGTTAATCTTTTGCGCTTTCTTCGCTTCGCGTACCAGGTTTTCCAGCTGCCACTTCGCTTCTTCCCACTGGTCAGCCTGCTGTATGTCATTCATCGGACGGCTAGGCATGCGAAAAAGGCCTGCATGGACGTAACTGTAGGCCAAGTACCCTAATTTACTTTTGTTGTCGTCGCCTTCCGCCTTAAACTTATAGGCTTCTATGATCTGTTCGGGGAGCTGCTCAATTAGCCAATGGGCTAGCGGTTCGCCGATACCGGTAGCGTCACATACACCGCCAAGCGTCTTCCAGTGATTCAGGATCGTTTTTATCTGCATGCGTTGTTCGCTATGCGGCCGGCCGATCCACTGATAGAAGCATACCGGTACTATGGATCCGTCTGTTTGCAGCTCCCCTATTACCAAGTCCGTAGCGTCTCGCTTGTGCATGCCGGCGTCTACCTCTTCCGCTACGTCTGTCGGATTTTCCTCCTGGCCGGCGACGTCCAGGGCGAATATGTACCGCCCGCCTGGCCTTGGCCCTTGCCGCATGCTGTGCTGGCCGTTAAATATGGCCTTGATCTGCTCGGAATCGAAAAAACGCCCTATGCTATCTACGAAGTTAAGCAGGTACTGGGTCTGGATCGCGATATGGTTAATCCCCAGCCGCGCTACTTGGTTATCGAACGCTTTTTTGTAATTCTCGTTACCCGAAGCTATAACGCGGTGCGCGTCGATCTTAAATACCAGCTTCGGCCGGTATTCCAGTTCCTGTTCCAGGCGCTTTTCCAATTCGTAAGACTGCAGCATAGCCCTGTATATGTGGCTTTCCTTCGTCCAGGCTACGCCCCAAAAGACGGTAGTCGCATTGTTAAAACTGCCCATAGGCTGCGCGTCCCGTTCCCACTTGGCGCTATCTATGTCCTGGGCTTCGTCACCTTCAAGAAGCGTATAGGCCGTCTGTGATGCGACGTTAGCCGTAGGGTTGATCGACAAGAACGCCCATTTGTTAGAATCGCGGGGTTTTCCCATGTGGTACTTATAGCCGTCCGACTTACGGAAAAGCTTCTTTGTCAGAACGCTACCTGCCAGGCCCCCAGCGTCCGGGGCGTCGGCCCCTTCCAGGCGGTCCATGCTGGCCTGTACCTGCGGCTTATGTACCGGGGCAAACTTAACGCCCGATACCTTTACGCCATGGTACCAGCCGTACAGCAGCAGATACTGTTCGATAAACGCGCTTTCTTCGTTCTTGCCGCTTTGGCGGGTCTGCATAACAGTAAATTGCCAGCCCAGCCCCTGCAAGCAGCTGTACAGAATCGCGTCGCATACCTCCAGCTGGTAGTCGAAGGGGTCATTACGCCGCATAAGGCGCCAGGCTTCGCGTAGATTCTCCCGCAGGAAGATTTCCCCCAGGGCGGCTATCGCATTATATGGCGCCCCCTGCCAGGCTTCCCTTACTGTCTGTGGTACGGCTGTCATGGTAGGCGCCCCGCTTATCGGGTCTACGTCGTCCAGGTAGTTAAAATCGACCGCCTTACTGTAGTCCTTTTTTGTGTTTCTGGCCAATGCCCCTTCCTCCTTTCCGCTGGAATAGAAAAAGCCGCCCGAAGGCGGCTATATGTTTTTCCATGTTCTTCTGTTTATTGCGTCACCGATCGTTACAGCGTTTACGCCGTACCTTTCGGCTAGCTCCTTCATCATGACACCGCCCAGGGCGTATTCCTTCCGGATCTCCAGCACCTGGTCAGCGGTTAGCTTTGTACCAGCTGCGGTTGCCCTTACTATGTGCCGCGTCTTACGTTCCTGCTTCCAGGCTTTGATTTCTTCGGGCGTCGTGTACTGTGCTGCTTCGGCGTCGTATTCTTCCAGGCCTTCCCGGATATGCCCCCAGGACTGTCCTGTAAGAAGGTAGCCCAGGGCGCTGCGCGATATACCGTAATCTTTTAGCAGCTGCGCTCCTGTCTTCTGACCGCCGTAGTACATACGCCGTATTTCGATTACCTGGGCTTCGGTAAGCTTGGCCCTGCTGTGCTTTTCGCCCTTGGGTGCAGCTGCTTTACGCGTTTTGGCCTTATCCTGCTCCAGCCAGGCCATGTATTCTTCCAGGCTTCCGAATTGTCCGGTAAGGTTCGTTATTTTGCGCCCCATGCTTCCCCTTCTTTCGTTACATGTATATAACGATAATAAAACAATCGTTACACCTAGTCAACGAAATAGGTAGGCGAAGTACCAATAACCCCAATGTCGTAGGTTATTAATGCTAATAAACATGCAATTAATACGCTGCATAAAAATGCAACGTAAAAATAGGCTTTATTCTTCGGGCTTTTCGGCCCTATTTTGTGCTTTTCCGCCCCAACTTATCGAAACTTTGCCCTGGCTTGCTTGCTGCAGTTCTTTGTTAATTGCGCTCATAAGATCGTCGCCTGAACCTGCAGAAAGCCTAGCTTGTTTCTCAATAAGCCGGCCAAGCGTGTTAAGCGCGCGGTCCAGCGTTCGGTCTTCCAGCGTTCCCGCATGGTAATAACTACGGCTGCTGCCTTCTCCTTCGGAAAAGTACACTTTCGTTTGTCTGTCGGCGTATAGCGTAGCTTCTTCGTGCGTCCGATCCGCTACCCAGCGTTCGACTTCCTCCAGTTTCCTTTCGCCGCATTTCAGCGCCTGGCAATATCCAGGCTTCCCTTCAAGCTCACCGCGTACATAGATCGTACCGCAGTCCGGGTTCGTGCATTTATATTTAATAAATTCTTCTGCAAGTTTTTTCTTGTAGTAGCTATCCCATTTACGCTGCCAACCGGATAAGTAGGTTACCAGCTTAGCCTTAAGCAAATAGATTTCATGCTGCAGGTTGTAGGTTTCGGCTTCTATCTGGTCTTCGTATATCTCGCGTTCTTCTACGCTCAGTACCCGGCTGTACAACCCATGTTTGCGGCCGTTCTGCGCTGATATAGCCTTACCTTCGGCCGTTCGCGGCCCGGTATTCTTGCCGCCGCAGAATTTACATCGCCCGCGTCCTGGGTGCTCAGTACCCATACCGGCCAGCGATCGGCAGAACCCGCCGCCCTTCTTTTCGGTCTTCTTGCCGCCGCAGCATAATACCGGGTTTCCCTGGCGTAGCTCTATGCGGTTCTTCTCGTCAGCCTTCGGGTGCAATTTAAGTTTTGCTTCCATGTCGTAAGGGTCCGGGATCTGCGCCGGCGTCCCTCTTAGATCGGCCATAAAGGCGCCCCCTTTTTCGTGGAAATAGAAAAGCCGACCCAGCGGGCCGGCTAAATGTAGAAGTAAAGACTTCTTATAAAAAATTCGGTTCGTGAATGGGGACCAGCGAAAGTAAAAACGCGACTTTTTTCCCCTGAAAAACATTAGCTTGTGCCTGGGCACAAGTACAGCACATTACATAAAATATACCGTTTTAAGACCGATTTTGTCAACCCTGCATTACTCGTTCATATAGCCGGTCTATAGCAGCTGCCTTTCCGTTCATGTTGATATAAATATACTCGGCTGCCAGATTGCAGCGCTGGTAGTAAACCGCCTTCGAAACGCCGAGGACCTTAAGCGCGTCCCCTACAGGTAGCCTACCGGTCCACCGGCACTTAACTACCGCCTGCATAAACGGCGATAGCTGGGCTATGGCGTCGTCCAGCATGATCTTATTAATTCTTCCGCCGCTAACACCGTCCTGCGACTTCTGCCCGGTATTGATCGGGACCGCGTCCGGATTCGGCAGCTGGTCGCCATGTTCCAGCGCCTGGTAATTATCAAGCAGCCGGCGTATGTTCTTTTTCGATATGAAACCTTCAATCCTCGGCCGCATGTGCAACCTCCTAAAATATGCCATTTGTTAAATTAAGAAATTAACTATATATAGTATATATATATATATAATAAATATTAATAATAATAATAATATTAAGTAATTAATAAATACTTACCGTCTTCCTTTTCTTCTTTACTGCTGGAGTCATTTAATAACCGGGATTCACAAAGATAAATATATATAAGTTATCGAAATCGAGTGAGGGGTACTTTTTCTTTTTTCGTTTTCGTTTTTATTTTTTCTCTTAAGTACCCCTCACCTATTTTTAAGGATTTATATATATTCTTTCGAACCCTGTAGCTATTCCAGGTAGACGTCGCCGGCCGTTTGCCTCGGCCCGGGGCAATAGTGCAGCCCTGTTGCATTCCCGCAGTACGGGCAACGTGGCGCGCTTTCCTTATCCTCGTCACATAAGTTCCGGTGCGCGTATGTCGCTTCGTGCAGCATACGTTCGGCCTGCGCCCAAGGGTCGCATGGTATGGACTCAGCCGTACCGGTTACCGTGTATGTGGATCCGCCAGGCACCAGCTTACCCTGGTCCTTCGCCAACTGCCCTACGGCGAACGCGGTCGATAGACCAAACAGGCCGGCGATCCGCAGCGCTTCTTCCTTGTCGTGCCCCTTGCCCAGGTAAATGTCCGTCGCATGCTCTGGTCTATCGTCTGGCGGGCATAGTGTCCAGCGCCCGAATACGTGATAGCCGCTAGGACTTTCTTCCAGCCGTATTTTAAATTCGCCGCGTTCCATATCCTTAGTCCCCCATTTCGTATTCGCGGGCGATCTGCGCGCCCTGCGTGTCGAAGTCCTTACCTTGGCAATTGTCGCAAGTTAATGCGGCATACTTCTCTAGGTCTACTTTTGATTTCCCGTCGCATACCGGGCTAGCATCACGTATAATTACCTTCACTTCCTGGCTTTCTACTTCGCCAGACGTAAAGCCCCGCAAGAAGTATTTACTTATTACTTCCTGCGTGCTTTCAATTAACTGCTCCCGTGTAATAGCCCCGTAGTTACTAGCTTCTTCTACAAATTCGGCCGGCGGATTAATTACCGCGCGGGCCATAACAATGACCTTCATTTCATGCCCCCCATTAGAAGTAAAGACTACATTAAGAAGTAAAAACTACTAAAAGTAAAGACTGTGAAAATAGAAGTAAATACTTTTATAATTTGATCTCATTTGCATAGGACATGTCGCAGCTCCAGACTGTAATTACCTCGCCGTCGTGGTCCCTTTTTACATCGTAGGTACGCCATCCACTTCCAGAATTAACCTTTTCAACAGTGGCCAGCCAAGGTGTAGCCGGTGCCTTTTGTCCGTCAATTACCTGCCAGCTTTTAAGTCTTACGCGTGCGCCTTCTTTCGGTCTAATTGCCATTTCGCGTCCTTCCTTTCTCGGTTAACTGCAGAAAGGGGAATTGCTCCCCTTCCTGTCCTCGTGGTTCGAATTCGACGTACCCGGCCTGTACCAGTTCGCCCAGCCATTTATCTAGCTGGCCCGGTCCCAGGCCGCCCGATTCGCCTACGATCCATAGCAAGCCTTTCAGTATGCGGGATTTATCCATTATCTGCAGGTGGGTAATTGCTCGCATACTCTACTTCGTACTGCCCCGGGTTGTTCCATTTCTCGATAACCTCCAGGACGGTGTAAGGGTTATCCATTCGGTAAGTTTGGGCCAAGTTGCCGGCTAGGGCTACCAGGCTTACCATAGGCCCGTCGGTAACTGTGGCAAGGTGTAGTAGCCTTTCCGCGATCTTTACCTGGTCGTCTATCGGCGTACCAGGCGCCGGCCATTGAGTGGATCCGATACGACGGGCTTCCTGCAGGCTCCGCAAGGCTTTTAGTTCCTGTTCCGCCTTCCTGGCGCGCTGTACGATCGGCGATACCGCTTCATGCAGGTAGTGCAGCTGCTCAAGCTTCCAGCGGTCCGGAGCTTTAACGCGTACGCCCAGGTCTTGCAAGCGACCTAGAATAACCCGGCGATGCTGGATATGATTCTCTGTGTCCTTACGTGTTGTCATGCGTTCCGCCCTCACCTCGGCCTGCGTAGCAGTTTACTACCGCCGGACGTGGAAGCAAGCCATACGGCCTGCGTTCCAACTCCTGCAGATAATAATTTTCTACCTCGTCTGCTCTGCGATCCAGGCTCACCAGCGCCCAGCTAATCGCTTCTATTGCCTGTTCCTCCGCTGTAACGTTGCTGCCGGCGTCTCGGGTCAGCGGGTAGAAGTGAATATGCAGTAGTTCGTGGACCACAACCTGTTCCATGTCGTACGGCAGCAGGTTTGCTGGGTCCCAGTCGTTCGCTTCGGTCATGCGGATCAGCGCCCGGCGCTTGTCTTCGAAAATATGAATACGGCCAATGTCCGCGCCCAGGTTATAGCCCCGTTCGAACATAATTTCTACCTGCCAGTCCATTAGGCGAAGCTTGGACTGCCAATACCGCAGGCGGTCTTCCAGGGCTTCCATGCTCAGAAAATTATTTCTCATTCCAGATACCCCCAGCTGCACGCGCTGTCTTATCCGAAGGGCTAAAGTGTGCTGGCGGTGTGGCCTGCTCTGCGTAGTCGATTACGTACATATGCGCCTGTTGCTCGTCCCCGATCTGCGCCGGCGGAATAACTACGGTTCCCTGGATCCCTTCGCGCTGCAGCAGCTCGACGGAAACCTGGGCCAATGCGTTAGGGTCCAGCACTTCCAGGGCCGGAGCTTCGTTCACCTCATACGGGAGCACGTAGAAATATCCGCGCAGGTAATGGGTCAGCATGCGAAGCTGCACCGGATTACCCAGGTACTGTACGTCACCGTTAAGCGTACCCGGCCCTTCTTCGATCGGCAGCTGCTGTACGCCTGCTAGGTTAACTGGCATTTGCACTTCTTCTTCCCACAATTCAATGCTTTTTACTTCACTCGGATCCTGTATGGCGATCATGCGGCCTGGTAGCTCTATCAGTCCTTCGTGGTTGCTGTGCAGGCGGTTCTCCAGCCAGTCGTAAGCCAGGTTAAGGGTGCCGGCATGCTCGGCCGGTACTTCGAATTCGTAGCGGCGGTAAGGTGTAATAATGAGTGCTTTAATCATTTGTAATAACCTCCAGGTAATTTGGTATTAGAACCGTACAATTGATTTAACAGGCTTTTATTGGTAAAATATGTCGAATCTAGTTAATAGAATAAGAGGTGCATACATGCTAGTAGTCATTCAGCAACAGGTATACGTGGAAGGTAAATTAAACACTGTCAGGAACGTTCACAAAGAATTTGAGACTGATTTTATCCCTCGTATAGGCGATTTTTATGAAGATAGTGCATTCAAGGATCCCTATCATTTTGAGGTCACTAAAGTAATTTTCAATTACCGGGATAATTACGTCACAGTGTATATCAAACCTATAATTCTTCCTCCTAATTTAAACCAAGAAAAAGTTATTGATTATGTTAAAATGATGCAGCGCCATGATTGGAAATGTAATGTTCTCTAATAGTGACGCATACCGGGGCTAGTTAGCCCCGGGCTTATTCCCTTTGTCATTAGTACCCCATTCAATTACCGTTACTTCGCAGTGCTGCCGGCCCCAGTCCAGGGCGTCGTCCAGCTCGTCGTAATACAGGTCAATATGATTTCCTTTAATGGCTCCGCCGGTGTCCTCGACGGTGTACGTTGCCTGCAGTCCTTCTATCTTGACCCGGGTACCGATAGGCAGTACGCGCGGATCCGCCGATATTGTTCGGCCCTGCTTAACGGTCGTACCGCTGGCCGTAATGCCGTAGCCTGGTTCGCCCTTATGCTTCTGCGTCGATTCATAGCCCGCGGTATACGCGGTAATTAAGAAACGGCCCATAACAGTATCGCTATGACTACGTTTACTACCGCTGCCCCCGATAGCGCCCCGATCAGTAGCCCGGTCTTGAATGCGAACCGGTTCCCCTTGCTTAAGCGGTCCCGCAGGCTTTTTATCTGCCGGTTGTTCGCTGTGTTTAGAAGCTTCTCGGCTTCCCAGGCATTCCTGTAGCGCTTTGAAGTCTCCTGCTGTTGCTGTAGCTTTTCTTCCAGTCTGCTTTCCGTCAAATGCCCATAATCCTTCTCGTAAAACATTGCTGCCCGTTCCTTCCTGCGTTGCTTTGCTTGTCGGTCCTTGGCCCGCGTCCGTTTCTTGTCTTTCTGTCGCTGCTCGTATCCCTTGCCTATGTTCGGCTTCGGCATGTGGTTCCGCCCCCAGTAGTAGAAGTAGGGCTGCTACTTGTACGGTAACGGTCCCCGCAAAAATAGCCACCGCTGCTTTGTTTGAACTCATTAAAACGGTACCCCGGTCATTTGCTCCAGCAGTAAGGCGCGCAGGTCGTCTTCTTGGGGCTTAATCAGCTTTTCGGTTTTTAGATAAGCCAGCCAGGCGACCGGTGTAAATTTATCAGCTACGCGCCAGAAATTCGTTTCTGTAAGTTGCTGCAGCGGATCTACGTCCTGGAATAGGCTGTTCGAAAAAATAGACCATTGGACTGTGTAGTTAAAAAGGTCGATAACAGAATTTCGTACGCCTTCGTCCTTTACCAGCAATTCGCCCCGCGTAATCCAAGTACGGCAACGGTCCAACTTCTTTTCGACTTCCCAGGACCATATCGTACGGGATGCTTCAATCCCCCGCGAACGTTTGTAATCTATAAGAGCTTTCATAAAACGGCTGTCGTAGTCGGTGTTCTTCGCTACAAATACCGCTGTTGCTTCGTCCAGAAAGCTATGCCAGTGTTTTAGAATTGCGTTCATGTTGTCCTCCTATATGCGTACCAGGCTGCCTATTGCTGCCTTCGCCTGGTCGCTCAGTTTGTCCGTTTGTTCTAACCGCAGCGCCCGCCGTAAGGCCAGCGCGAACGGGTTACCATGTTCAGGGGATCCCGTCGATGTGAACGCCTGCAGGTTGTCTTCCTGCTGGATCCGCTCGACCGTCTTAAGCCAGGCAGCCATGCGCTTTTCTCCCAGGCTGTATACAATGCTAACCGCGTCCTGTACATGGTCCATGGCTATTTGATAGCCCACTACGTTCATTTCGGCGGCCTTCGCCTTGGCGAAGCTGTACTTACTGTCGAAGGAAGCGGCGGCCTTCTCCAGCGTTTTCCTTGTCTTGCCTTCGGTGCCTACGCCTTCGACCATTTGAACCAGCTGCAGTTTTTCCTGTAGGCGTGTTATGCGTACGTCGCCCATGCCGTACATTTCGGCCACTGCGTCCAGGGCATGACCTACGCCCATTTCATAGGCGCGGTAGTTGGCCACTATGATTTCTTCCTGGACGAACGTTTTACGGTCTGCCCAGGCATCTATTTGGCGCTGGCGGCGTTTTCGCACGGCTCGGTCCATATCGTGACTTCCCTTTCTTGGAAAAATAATTTCGCTTCCTGTCGGTGGTCACGCCGTAGCGCGATTTCCTCCATAAAGGCCAGGGCCTTCTTAATGGCGTCTTTGTGGTTACCGGCCGCGATCCCGTGTAATCTCTCGGTTTCCCTACCGTCTAAGTCATCCCGATGCGTGTATTGGAGAATATAAGCGGTTTCGGGCTTCTCAGACTCTTTAGGCTTGGATACGGATAAAACCCCTACCCGCTTGTCCTGCCGTTCGGCGCTCACTACCCAGGCTACGCCCCATTTCTCGCTAATCCAGCCGGCGAAGTGTGCCGGCGGGCGTTGTTGGCTCCCTTTCGCTGTCATAGGGGAATGGTGCATCAAGCGCCCCAGTCCTACGTGATTTATGCTCATGGCGTTATGCCCCTCTCTTTTCTCTCGCCCATTGAAAGGCGTCCTGCTTTTTGCCCCAGGCGTACCCTACGCTGCCTTCGGCTTCGATTTTGACCGGAAAGCCTGGAATAGGTGGCTGCTCCATTCGGTCCTTAACCCACTTATGCACCGCGTCTACAGTGTCCGGATCGTCGTCTACTTCGAAAATGATTTCGTCGTGAATTTGAGCGATCATATCGGTATGGCCATGGTGCAGCGGGAAGTACTGCAGCAGTTCGGCTTCGCCAAGGTCTGGACCTAGCTCATCCATGTCATAACGTAGGGTTGTGCCTGCTCCGATCATGTCGTAAACGTCGTTCTGTACGGCCTTCATAACGTCGGCCGCGCTTCCCTGAATCGGTGTATTTCCAGCCTGGCGGCCGGCCGTGTTGCGCTCGTATTTGTTGCTGCTGTTGATTCCAGGCAGCAGTCGCTTATATCCGTAAATCGTTTCGGAATAGCCGGTGTCTCGGGCTTCCGTAACGACGTCAACTTGATACTGCGGTACGCCTGAATAAGCACGTTTTACCGCGTTAACCATGTCCAGGCATTCGTCCAGCGTTTTACGTATTCCGTAGTCTGTTTTAAATACAGTCTGCAGCGCGTGTTCCGTACCACCGTAAGCTATACCGAAGTTTGCCGGCTTGGCGTCAGTCCGTTCCTTCTTCGTTATTTCTTCTGCCGGCTTACCTGTCATTTCTACTGCAGTTGTTTTGTGCATGTCTCCGCCGGTGTTAAATATCTCGATCATTACGCCGTCATTTGCACGCCAGGCCAGGATCCGAAGCTCAAAGCCCGAAAAGTCGATAAAGAAAAGAATTTTTCCCGGACCTGGGATATACAGATTTCGAATACCGAAAGCGTCGTTATCCAGGCGTGGTACGTTCTGTCCGTTCGGCTTACTTGCGTTCAGGCGGCTTGTTTCTGTCCATGGCGTATAGTTGCAATGAATGCGACCTGTAACCGGGTTCTGCCATTTGCCGCGGCCTTCGATATGAGAAGAAAGCAGCGTAGCGTATTTCTGAATCTTCCGCATAAGGCCCAGCAGCTTTATGCCGGCTTCCTTGTGCGGGTGGTCTGGCCGCTGGTGTATCCGAATCGCTTCCCGCTGTTCCTTATCCAGGTTTGGGTCCGTATTCGGGTCGATCTGCTCCCAGCCGTCTGGCAGTCGGACCGCCAGGTACTTTTCTTCCTTCAAGTCGTGCAGCTTGTGCTGCAGCATGAATTCCATATCTATAAGGGCTTCTTCGTCTAAGCTCGGCAAGCGTTCGCCCTTCTTCGTTGGGTCGCCCAGCTTGGCTACCGGTAGTTTCATATAATCAAATATTACAGCCTTCATTTCCCCGGTCTTGCCACCCTTGCCTGGGTTAACCTCTAACGGGTTACCGTCTTCGTCCCGTACAGCTTCGCGTACCAGCTGCTTAATGTCTTCGCTGGCCTGCTCCTGGGCGGCGATTGCTTCCTGGCGCTTCTGCTCGGCCAGGTCTTCGTCCCAGCGCATGCCCCAGTATTCCATAAGCCCGATTACCCGGCCGAAAGGCATTTCGATGTTATCAAGCCAGTCTTCGTACTTCGGAATCTGCCGCGCTACTTCCATCCAATAGTTATCAAGCTGTACCGCGTAATCGGCGTCCTCTGCTGAATATACAAGGCCTTCGCCCTGGCTTGCGTCCAGTTCGTCGAAAAAGTCTACGCCATTACGCTGCAGGATTTCTTCGAAGTTACCCAGTTGTACGCCGAAGGTCTGCAAAGTCTGCGGCTTCAAGCCTAGCCCGCTTGCCGGCTTCTTCGGGTCCGGGATCCGACCGGGATCCACCAACTGAATACAGCGAACGCTGGATAATTGCGGATCCGCGAACGGCTTTTGCAGGTACTTCCCGTACTTGGCCGCGTACTTCACTTCGAAAGGCCCGTTAAAAGCGATCTTACGTACGTCCTTGCTGCGGAAAATTTTCCGGTCCAGCGTATCCATGAATAGCTTCCGGGCAGCTTCCCGCGTTAACATGGGTTCGAATACCTTCCCGCGCTTGTGTTCGATCGGTACGACGCGTACGCGGTGAGGCTCCGGACAGATAGACGCGGTACAGATTTCGCCCTGGTGCGGGTCGAATGGCGTTTTAAGATAAACTTCCCGCTGGAATTCGTACTCGGCGTCCAGGTCCGCGGCCTTCGCTTCCCATTCCTTCGCCCGGTTTTCTGCTTCGCGCCCAATCTTCTTTGCAGCAGCTTCGCGCTGCTTCTTGGTCATTTGCTGTAGTTCCAGCTCCCGGATCCGCCGACGGCCGTCTGCGCGATCTTCTTCTGCATGGTCCAAGTATTCGTCTTTGCGTTCTTGGTACCGGAAGCCGGCCAGCCATTCCTGCCAGCGTTCCTTCGTGTCCCGGCTGGCCGTTGTCTCCCAGTCAAAGCCGAAAGTACCGGTTTCCAGGCAGCGATCCAGCCAGGCTTCCAGCTCTACCTGCGTCGTGATAGGCGCATAATCTTTCACCTGCTGGGGCTTAACCTTGGGCCAAACTATCCCGAAGTCGCCCGGCTTACGCTTCGTCGCGACCAGCTGCGCCAGCTTCTGGCCAGCTGCTACTGGTGCTTCCTTCGTTACTGCCGGCGCTGCTGCCGGTTGTGGCGTAACGCGGGGGGCTAGCTGCTTCTGCTGGCCAAACATTCCCCCTAGCTTCATGTCGTCGCCCTCCTTTACATACATGTAACAGTTATGCTAAAAATTTTTAAATTACATCGTCTTCATGTTCCAGACTATCGAATACCCCATGCTCGAAAAGTTTCCCGATATAGCCGTTAAACTTGGCCGTTTTGCGGTAGCCGCCGCTTGTCTCCTGAATCATTTGCATCTTGGTAAGCGTGGCCGCTATCGACTTCGCTTCTTCCCGTTCAATGGCCATCATGTTTTCGATTGAAGCCTGGCGAACGTAGTTCTGCTGGGCGAATAGCTTCACAAATGCAAAAAACTTCGTATCACTCTTAAGCGTTTCAAGCTTCCGCAAAACTTCCGTAATCTTGTGGTAGCGCTCGTCGGTAATGTCGTCTTCACGAACGGCCAGGCGGGCGTAGTAGTTAAGGCCGCAGCCTGGGGCGTTGTACAGCTCCCGCAGGTAGGCGCCTATGAATTCGACATGACCAGGCCAGACCTGGATCCGTTCGCCCGATTCGTCTACGCTATGCGTCAGACTGGCCAGCGCTACCGCCAGGCGGGCTACCTTGTTACGTTGATCGGAAGGCGATACCAGCGGTACGTCTGTCGCGTTACCGTATACCCGGCTTAACTCCTTAGATACTTCCAGAATCTTGTCGATAGCTTCGGCCGTGAACAAAACGTGTTCAGGCTTCCGCGACCAGGAAAACAAAATGGAATTCTTAAGCGTTTCGCTGTTGATCAGTTTCGGAAAGGTCGGCATATGGCCGCTGTACTTCTCGGTCGGTACGTCGCTGGATTTCATAAAAAGTGCGAAGTCGAAGCGGCGAATATCCTCGTTATTGAAAATGTCACGCAGCGCAGCAACGCCCTGGCCGTACTCGGAAAGCCGGCGGCCTTTAACCGGGTTGCCCGATAGAATCGCGCGGACCCTGCAAGGCGTTTCAGCCGTTACAGCCCGCTTAACCTCTAGGCGGCCGTCCGATCTGGCCAGCGTCATTTCTCCATAGGCGTCCTTCTCTATGCCGGTATCTTCGTCAATCCATAGCATTTCTTTATCGGATCGTGGCCAGGCTCCCCATACGATATACCAGGCGCCGCCGCCAGACCCGGCCTGCTCCATTTTGTAGGTCAGACCGGTACGGCTCGTACTTTCCGCATTTACCCGATTCCCTAGGCCTACGTAGTTCATAACCTTGCTTACAATCTCGCTTTTACCTGTAGCGGTGTCGCCAAGTATTTTCAGTTCAAGCCAGCCCCGGATCGGATCAGAAGCCCATGGGACCGAAAAGCGTAATACGGAATGATAAGTAAGTAGGACGGCTAACAGCGTTTCGTCACGCTCAACGATCTTCGTTACGTTGTAGGTCAGGTCGTTACATAACGCGGCCAGCTTTTCTTCGATTGCTTCTACGCTGTAGTCTGCCGGCTGCAAGGCTGCCAGCTGCTCCTTAACAGGTTCGTCCAGCTTAAAGCTGTCTACGACGTCCTGCAGCGGTTTGGCGTTCTTAATCATAATCGTGGCTTCCATGGTCTTGGGATGAGCGAAAACATACCCGGAAAGCTCATAATATTTGTTTTCGGTTACAGGCAAGCCGCCTACTGCGTAAACCTTCCGCAGTACGTAGCCATTCGCCTTTTCTTCGCTCTCATCGCCTTGCTCGGCCATTGGAATGACTAGCAGCTCGTCTACATTCGTCGTCTCGATTACGTCCGTATTGTATTTCGTGCAGCTTGGGATCCCGGAAAGGGTCCGCAGAATGCCGGTTATGTTGTCGTCATTCGTTGCAGTCATTTGGATTAACTCGCGATCCATAACGCCCAGGTCTCTAAAGTACGTATGGCTTGGAATGTCGTACAGCGGGCAATGCGTTTTCTTGCAGCCCTCGCGCCCCCAGCAATAGTATTCAATCTTGCTTGGGACAATGTAAGGCGTATGCTTCATGCCGGCGACCATAACGCGGGTTTTAACCAGCTTTCCGGTTAACTCTGCGTCGCCCGTCTGTGATAGGTGCAGCGTGGTTGCTGTTTCTTCGTCCTGGTGTCCCTTCTTGATGCAAGGGCACAAGCTGCCGGCGCATGCTACGCGCTCGTATTCGGTGCTTCCTGGTCGCTTCTCACCGTGCAGAGAACGAATAAACGCGCAGCCGAAACGGTAATTATTGTCCTTGTCGTAAACCGCTTCTACAACGCTTTTCGTATTCGCTACGCGCTGGCCAATGTCGTACCGGCTGTCCGCGCTTGTATGCCGCGTAACCCAGTCAACCAGGCTGCGTACGGCTTCTTCTTTCGGGTGGCCAGCTTCTTTGTAGTAAGCGGCCAGCTGTACCGTAGCCTGGTTCCGGTCGCCCTCTTTTTTCCAACCGCCGTCGAGAATGTCCTGGACGCATACCGGCGGGCGATCTTTACGAAAGTTAAATTCTTCTTTCTCGTACCGGGCCGAACTGGTCGCCTGCGCTTCCCGCCATTCGTCCGCCTTGCTTTGGTAGAAGTCGCCAGCTTCTGTACGAAGCCCGCGGGCCCTTACTCGATCTTCTGGTGCTATTACCGGCTGTAGACGCGGCATGCTGGCCTTATTCTTGATTTCCTCCAGCGTGAGGGTCCGTAGTTCTTCTAGCGTCAGTTCGATCTTAAATTTTTTCGTACCGCTATGCTGGCTATTCGGCAGCCGCAGCATGCGATGGTGGGTATATACAGCAAGGTCCAGCGCCCGAAGCTCCAGGCGGTGGATAAGGTAACCAGCGATATGCTTATAAATCTTATGGAGATCCGCGCCTGGCTTAATTCCCAGGGCGTGGTAGTCAATCAGAATATGGAAGCCCTTGCTACCGGAGAAGTAAAGACTAATATCTGTTTCCGCTACTTTCAGGTCGTCCATGAAAAAATCTATCAGTTTTACTGCGTCTGCCTGGCTTACCGCCGGGTCCGTTTTATAGTCTAAATCGAAATACAGCGGGGCTATGAATACTTCGCCCTTCGCGCCCTTCGTCTTAGATGCGAAGCGCTGCACGGTACAGAAGCAGTTAAAGTTATTTGCTGTTTCTTGCTGGTATTTTAGGACGCCTTCCGGATATTCGACCCGCGTCCATCCTACTGCCTGGCCGTTCTCGTTTGTATGCCAGGCGTCTACGTATTTGAAATCCTGCATTTGCGGCTCCTTTGCCATGCTGTGCCCGCCTTCCTTTCTATGAAAAAGGGCCGGAATTACCGGCCCCGTTATTACTTGGGTAATGCTTATCCTTGAATTTCGATACCGTAGTCAGCCGGGTTAAATACGCCCAGGCACTCGAATTTAATACCCAGGAAAGTATCTGTGCTACCCTTGCGGTCGCGTTCTTCGGTTGTCAGACGCGTTACAACTTTGTTAGCGCCAGTTCCGCCTGCTACGCCGATCGTTTTATACTTGCCGTCAAAGATAGACATAGCGTACTGTCCGAAGCCGAACGTATCGCCCTGTGCGAACGACATAAGGTAAATCGTAGGAGCTTGGTCCGGGTGCAGCATAACCTGTCCGTTAGCGCGTACCGGTACGATATAAGCCAATAGGCGAAGCTGCAGGTCGTCAATGCTGTAACGCTCGTAAGCATCTGGGTTATTAGCCAGCCAGTTTTCCAGGTTGGCCTTCGCTACCGCTTCGTCGCGGTCTGCTACGATTAGCTGGCCTTCCTCCGGGCTTTTCTCGGCGCCCCATAGCGTCCAGCGTTTTTCTGCCTTAGCGACTACAACGTCAATGTTATCGCCGTAGCTTACCGTGTCGTCGTGAGACTCGACGAAGTTGCCCTTCTTGCTGATTTTGAGATAAGACCCCATACGTACGTAATCAAGATCCAGCCCTTCGTTCGCTGCCAGGAAGCCTTCTACTTTAGCCTGGATTGCCAGGGCGATATAGTTCGAAGCGTTCACTACTGCCGGTACGTTGTTACCTGCTGCTACTACTTGGTTTTCTGTTGTCATTTGGAATTGCTCCTTCGAATAATGGATTTTTATATAGTAAAGGCCGAAGCCGATTACCCGGTTAGTTCATTACATACATGTAACAGTTGGGGTAAAAAATTTTGCCTACAAGGGCAGGCTACCGAAGTTTAGGAAGTCACCGCGCAGGAAGTCGTTTACCTTGTCGCGCTGGCTCTTTGGTTTCTTCGGTAAGGTGATTCCCAGGCGCTTGTAAACGGTGCGCCGGCTGTAATACTGGTCCTGGAATACGCCTACTTCGAAGTCTACGTAATCGTACCAGACGGCCTTTTTGTGCGGGTTCTGAGGATCCGGGCGCTGGATACGACCTATAGCCTGTTCGACGCCTGCGCCGTTCGCGCTTGCCCTGGCGTCTCCCCTACTCGGCGTGGCCAGGTGTCCCCGGCTAAGATGCGGCATGTCCAGACCTTCGCGGACCAGCTGGCCGGTAGCAAATAGAATATCTATCTGCCGGTCGTAGGCGGCTTCCATCGTGTGTTTACGCTGGGCTGCTGTGACCTGCCAGGCGTTGAATTCTGCAGCGGTGTACTGCTCGATCTTCATCTGGAATACGCCGTTCTTATTACGCCATTCTACAGCCTTTCCCGAATCGACCGCCTGCTGGGCCTTGTGTGCATTTTTGGCGTTGCGCCAGATATGCCGCTGCAGTCCGCCATGCACAACCGCCATACGCGGGATCTGCCCGCCCAGTCGCTGCGCGGCTAAGTCTAGAACCAGTTCCTGCAGCTTCCATAGATAGCGTACGCTGTCGGCCAGAACAATTACCGCGCCGCCCTGAGGCGCTGCTTCTATGCAAGATTCCAGAACCTTTTCTGCTACCAGCTGCGCCCGCTTGTCGTCGGCGATCAGCTCCGCGATCATTTGCGTATAGCTTACGTCCTCACCGCCGGCGTCTATATTGTCTTCGGCCAATTCGTTTTCCGGTCGCCGGTATTCAGTGTAAACGAATTTTAATTCTGGAAGGATTAAACTACCGGCTTCGTGCAATGCTTCGCGCTTTACTTCGTAGCATGCTGGCCCTATACCTCGGTACATGTAGGATTCCAGGAAGTCTTTCCTATTCGGTGTAGCCGTTACCCCCAGGAATTTAGCGGCCGTAAACTTAGCCGCCGTTTCGACGAACTGGACCGCCGGGAAGTGGTGGGCTTCGTCAATCACAACCGCGCCTATGATTCCGTTAAGCGTGTTTACTAGGGTAGGGTTCCGGTCCAGCGTCTGTATAGTCGCTACGATCAGTTTACCGCTGCCCCATTCCAATTTATTGTCGCCGATAACCCCGACCTTACCGACGCCAAGCAAAAACTTCTCTGCAGCTGCTGCAGACTGGTATAGCAGTTCCTTAGTATGGGTCAGCCATAACGCAGGCTGTCCCCAATTCCGAAGGACTGCGCAGGCCATAAGCGTCTTACCACTACCGGCCGGCGCTATGAGTACGCCGCCTTTCTCCGTGGCCGCTTTGATCGCCGGCGCCTGGTAATCGCGCGGCTGGTAATCTTGGTTCCAGCCGCCGAAGTCTACCGGCGGCCTTTCCGTCTGCTGCCAGCTTATTACCTTTTCCTGGCTTACGCCCTGGGCGCGCAGAATGTCCTGCATTTCGCCGGCGAAACCTCTCGGCGCTATAATGTCGCCCATTTCGTTTGAATATAGGTGTAGCTTCTTTTCCAGTCCGTATACGTTTCGCTGCCTGCGCTTTAATACCATTTCGACGTATTCCGGATTGTCTACCGTCAGCGCGTCCATGATAGCCGCGCGAAGCGGTACGCTTGCCCCGCGAATACGAATGTTATTACTTATAACGATTTGTAGCACTCAATCAGCTCCTGTAGGTCATATGCCGGGTTAACGGTATCCTGCCGACGGGTAAGCCTGGCGCAGGGCAATGCCTTACGCGCCAGGTCTTGCCGGTTGATATACTCGACGCCTTGTCGCTGCATGTACCGCAGTGCAGTAACCAGGCGGATGGCGTAGGCTTCGTCCAGTCCCTTTTCCGGGTTGTGGAACGATACGAATACCAGGCCCAGGTTCTTTTCTATTACCCGGTCGAAGTCCAGCAGTCCGGTGACTTGATCGGCCCGCAGGAAGGAAAGCTGGAAACGCTGGCCGGCCGTTCGTTTATGCTCGGCCAGAATGTTTACGCCAGGCAGTAGAGTTAATTCGTCCCCCGGCCGCGTCTCTCCACCGCCGTCCTTGATTCGTAGCCGCCAGCAGTTCGATACGTATGCCCAACTACGGCGCATTTCGTCCTGGAAGTCCGTACCGCGTTGCTGTCGTTCGCGCTGTTTATTTCGTTGGGCGATCTGTTCCTGGTTCATTACTGCCCCTTCGAAAGCCATTCCAGCAGGTGGGCCTGTACACGGGCTTTCATTCGAGCGCTTTCGCTGGCCTGGATAACCGTTTCCCAGCCGTCGCGGGCCTTGAATGATTCGAATTCCAGGGCAGCTATCTCGCCTTCGACTTCGGCCAGCTCCTTACGCTTGTCGCGGCTTACGGTACGACGGAAAGCGTCACGCGCCAGGTCATTGTTAAACGGGTACTTTTGGTCTTCCCAGGTGATTACCTTACCGTCGCTATTGCCGTTAATAATCGCTTCGGCTTCGATCGTCTTAATTTCGTTTTCTAGGGCGATCCGCTTACGGACCAATTCGCCCCGGTTCTTGTAGACGTCCTCGCGGGCTTGTCCCTTCGCTATAATGTCGTCCAGGCTGGAATCAAGCGCGTAGGCCGTCGCTTCGATCTGCTCCGGGGATAACATGCGATAGAATTCTGCCGGCAGCTGCCGAGTCGTTTGAAGCTGTCCAAGCATGGATTCGGCTACTGCTTTCAGGGTTTCGGCCCCGTAGGTCGCCTGCAACTGCTCCAAGGTTGTTTTTACTTTTGCTGCGTTCTCGCTCATGGTTTAACTCTCCTAATCCTGTTAAATGTTCGAATGACATGGAATTCACCGGCTATGGGGCGCCCTTCTTCGTCGAAGGTATGCGCCCGCTGTAGCGTTGTTGTCATGCAGGCCGGGCAGCTTATCTGGCTGGCAGTATGTTCCGGATCCAGCCAGGCGAAGCGCATAACCTGTAGAAGCTCGTCCGCTTCTATCGGGTGCCCGCAGTTATTGCAGTTTAAAACTCTCATAGGGTAGCCAGGCGGGCTTCTTCGATCTTGGCCAGGGCCAGTTCCCGAACGCCAGCTGGAATATTGTTCTGCTCGGCTATCGTGTCTACAATAGTCGGAATGTCCAGCAGGACCTTTTCGCCGTTAGAATTCTGTACCAGGGCCGCGAAGGATTCCATAGCGTACTGGCGCTTCTGGTCGGCTTCGATCCGCGACCGGTCCAGCACTTCTTCCCCAGGCTTCGCGCTTTTCAGTGGGATAAGCTGAATATCCCCGGCCGGTCTGTTGTACTTTTCGGAGTTTTCAAGGTCTATAGTAATAAGCGCGACCTGGACCGTACGCTGGATTTCCGATACGCTGGCCGATAACCGGGTAAGACTTCCAGGGTTGCAGAATATCTTTCCGTCAGCCCTGCGGTATACGCCGTACCCGGTGTGGTCGTGGCCAGTCAGTACCATATCTGCGGAAGTATTTACTTCCTGGACAAGGGTAAAACGGTCGAATGGCGGTTCGTGGTCCAGCAGCATGCCATGGGCTACATGGATACGGTAATGGTCGTGGAATGGCGGTAGCTCGTTTTCCGGGCTGTACCCGTAGCCGTCTACGTCGATCTTTCCGCTATACGGCGTAAAAGTAATTACTACTTCGTTACGGTCCCCGAAGTAACTTGCGTCCGCTGGATCATTAATTACGTGAAGCTTAGGTACGATCCGCTCCAGCAGCCGTAACGACGTATTCGCATAGGCCTGAATGTTGTAGCCTGGAATATCGTGGTTACCGGCTGTCGTGTAGATCGGTACCGGGCTTTCGCTCAATAGGTCGGCTAAGTCATTCAGAACGCTGTTTGCGACGTTTGGCAAGTCGAAAGTATCGCCGGCCAATATTAGCGCTTCTACGTCGTGTTCGTGGGCCAGGTCGTATATCTCCAGGAATTTATTAAATAGCGCCTGCTTGTATTCGTCCTTGCGGTTTCGGGGATTCGTACCGCGTACGTGCGGATCCCCTACGAAAATAAATTTCATATTGCCCGTACCTCGCTTTCACCGTTGCGCTTCTGGCTTACCCGCAGGCTGCGGTCGCCGACGGCCGCCAGGTGTTCGTTATGCGTGATAAGGATAATCTGGCGCCCCAGCTGCTTGCTGTACTCTTTGAGGAAGAAGGCAACGTTAGGCGCGAATTCTGCGCTTACGTGCTTCCCTACTTCGTCCATTAGCAGCGGGCCGTCGATCTGCTCCAGCTCGGCCAGCGCCAAGCGCAGGGCTAACGTTACAACGTCAACCGCGCCGCCGCCGCGTCCGTAGTCTGGTCCTACCATTTGCCGCATAACGCCTTCGCTGTACAGCCAGTATTCGGCGATAGGCTGCAGGCCCTTAACGTCTAGGACAATATGGAAGGCGTAGCCCCGTTCGGGGAATACGACCTGCAGCGCTTGCGTAACGATCTGTTCGACGCGGCCCTTAACTTGCTGGCGGGCGTATTCGCTCGATTTCTGCAGAAGGATCTGTACCTGGTCATTAACGCCCAGCTGCTTGGACGCTTCCAGGCTGCGGATCTGCGCCTGGTCGCGTTCTTTTAGGATAAGGTCGCGCTGCCCGATCCGGGCCGCCAGCTTTTCACGGGCGGCTCGAATGTCAGCCTTTACGGTGTTTAGTCGGATCATGATACCGGCCCCCTTATACGGCCGGTATCAACGCTTCGACCTTATTCAGGTCGGCCGTTATCTTGGCTTCCAGCTTGGCGATCTCGTCGTTAACGGTTTCAGGCGTTACGTTCAGTTCCGCCATTTTCGCCGTTACCTCCTGCTTCTGCTGCTCTGCTGCCTGCAGTTGGGTTTCTGCCACCGCCTGCGCTCTTTTTGCGCGCTCAATACGCTGTTTGGCTTGCTCGATACGGGATTTAATATCCATCTGAAAATGCCCCTTCGCTGTGGTTTTTTAGTTGTCAATGTACGTGTGTTGCTGTTGGTTGTTCACATAGCGGACATATGCCGCCGGCATCGTCCCAGGCTGCAGCCAGTTCTAGTTCAGCTAGCCGTATTTCGTCGGCTGCTCTGTTGTAGTCCTGCTGGGCCTTGTCGCGCGTCTGCTCCTTAATGAGGAAGGCCGCGCGTATTTCTTTAAGAGGTATCAACCGTTCGTGATCGGATACCAGGTTCGTAAGCGAGTCGGCCGCTGGATCCAGGCCAGCCAAGTAGTCCATATTTGAAGCTGCAGCTGTGTGTAAGTCGCTTACGACTTCATAAGTAACCTTAATGTCGTCTAACTTGTTGTAGCGTTCCAGCGATAATTCTATGGCTGGAAGCAGCTCTGCCGCCTGGTCGATCCCAGCCGTTTTCATTAAAACTTCATTCGAAGTCTTTACGGCCGCTTCGTGCTTGTGGTAAGATTCTGCTAATAAAATTATTGAAGATTGCTTGTCTGCTGTGGCTTCTACTTGCTGTAGTAACCATTCGGCCGGCTCAATGCCTTCGTAATCTTTCATCTGTCTGGTAAGGTTTTCTACTGTGGCGGTAGCCCTTGCCAGCTGTCCATACAGGTCCAGTAACGTGTCGTAACGTTGCTGGACTTTTTCTATTTCTTTTAAATCTTCTTCCAGGCTTGGTACATCGGTCAGCCTGTCCAGGGTTGCGGCTGCTTCAGCCAGTTGATTTGTCGCCCGGTCCAGCTGCATGCGTAGCGAAAGTAAGTCGCTTTGTTTTGCCAGGTCCTTGTCGATCTGTTCGGCCAACCACTCCGCCGCGTCGATCTGCGCTTTTATGTCGTCCAGGTCCTGGTAGTCCAACGCCTGCATTACCTTGCGCTCGTACTCTTTGTCGGCCGCGGCCTTCTCACTTCTCGCCGCGTATGTATCCTTCGCTACCGACTTAAGCGCCTGGTCGATTGATTCCGTACCGGCAAGCTTTCCTAACACCTTCGCGCCAGCGCTTCCTGGCTGGCTTAACAAAAACGGTGTATCCAGCTGGTAAGCGAAGTTTAGATGCACTTCTAATTCGGGCTTACCTTGTGCGTCCCGTCCGTATACGGTGCTGCGAATTCCCAGTGCTTCCTTAACGGCTTCGGGTACTTCGGCTTTCTCGAAAGGTTCGTCATAACCGGTTACCCAGTATTTCGTCTTACCTTTCCGCCTGGTCTTCTTAATTACTACGCCGTTATCCAGCGTTACTTCTACGCCGGCTTCCTCTGCCTGGTGAATAATCTCCCCGGCTTCGTTCCGGATTGTGTGTAAGAAGTCTTCGCCGCTAGGTTGACCTTCCGCCAGCCAGCGGATCGCCCGCAGCGTTCCGGAAGTCTTACCGCTGTCCGACGCCCCCGTAATAACAGTAAGGCCAGGGTCCAGCGTGTATTCGGATGCTATGTGAGATTCGAAGCCCCATACTTTGACGTCTACTATCTTAGGCATAGGCTGGATCCCTCCGTTTCTCTCATTATGCGTTGCCGGGTTTCTTGGCTGCTTATTTGCGCCTTGAAGCTTTGGACTGCCTGTAAGGCTTCCCAGCCCTTCATTAACCGGCTTGCATAGATTATAACGGGCGACCCGCTAGGCCGTTCGGTAGCGGTCTGGCTGGCGTTCTCCATAATTCCCTTCGCTGCTGTCATGTGGTTTACACCTCCTTTCAAGCGCCCGGCTGGCTTCGTCCCATAATTGTGTAATGGGCTTCGTGCCTTCTCCCCAGGCTCTTAATAGGTCCAGCGCTTCGTCGGGTTCTTCCTTCGACAACTCAGCGAGTTTGACCGGTAGATAAGCTCGTTTTCGAACCAGCTCCCGATCTATCGGCAGTTCAGGCGTTAATCCTTGCATACCGTTTCCTCCGCCTGAATGAATTCGTCAAAGTCCAGCTCTTTTTCTTTACAGTAGTTACGAAGCTTGCCCATGAATACCAGGCCGGCCTTCGCTTCCTCTTTGTTCAACAACCTGTGAAGATTCGGTACCGGTACGCCCAACCTGCGGGCCAGTTCTCTGTAACCCTGCGCGTTCTTGCGGGGCTTCTCCAGGCCGTCCAGCGTGGCGTCTACTTCCTTCCACAATCGTTCTTTATTAAGTTGCATATCGTGTAGTCTTCCTTTCCCGGCTGATTTTCATTACATCGGTGTAACAACTTGTCTGCCGTGCTTAGAAATTTATCACAGACTGTTACATGCAGTCAACAATTTCAGGAAAGTTTATTTTTCTGTTACCTGGGAATAACAATTTTAAAAAGTTGTAACCTTTACCGTTGCCTAGAAGTAACAATAACTGTATAATCGTTATCAACAAATAACAAAAATGATGAGGTGTCTATATTGTCGGGCTTTAATAAAGAGAAATTCGCGGAACTACTTAAGCAAGCTATAGGGAATCGTTCGTTAAATAGATATGCGGAAGCAGCTGGGGTATCCAATGCTCACGTATCTCGCCTTATGCGCTGTAAGCTGGAGAAAGCTCCGGAAGCTGAAACAATTAAAAAGCTGGCAGAAGCAGCACAAAACGAAGTAACTTACGAAGACTTCATGGAAGCAGCTGGACACTTTACAGAAGATATATTAGTTAAACGGCTAGAGACTTTACGGCAGCTGCGCGCCGATATGTTAGAAGCAGACAAGCAAGTACAGCAGGCACAAGCTAATGTAAACGAAGCAGACCGCGAACGGACCGAAGCGGAAGCCGAACTGGCCGCCTTGCTGGCTCTGGAAAAAGCCGGCGCAGAACACATAAACGACTTTATTCGTGTTCCTGTCCTGGGATCTATTGCTGCAGGCTTGCCGATCCTGGCCCAGGATAACGTTCTGCAGTATGACGTAATCCCTAATCCCGGCGGCGTTAAAGAAGGCGAATTGTTCTTTCTAATGGTAAAAGGCGATAGCATGATAGGTTCGCGCATTTATGAAGGGGATAAAGTTCTCGTTAAGGTTCAACCGGAAGTGGAAGACGGACAAATAGCAGTTGTAAATGTTGACGGTGAACATGCTACTTTGAAGCGCGTTAAGCGGATCAACGGGCAGTATCTGCTTATGTCAGACAACCCGAAGTATGAACCGATCATAATTGCATCTGATTCGGCGCGCATATGCGGTAAGGTTATCCAGGTCGTTTTCGATCCGAATAAACGCTACTAGGGGGCTGCAGCAATGTTAGACATACAGCCAATTGTTGATTACTTTAACCAGGGCCATACCGTCTACTATTCCAAGAAGGCAGCGAGAAGTAAAAACAACCGTGTAGCCATTTATATTAGAGTTTCGACGAAGCTCCAGGAACATAAGTTTTCACTACGGGCTCAAATACAAGAGCTTACCCGGTACGCCGAACAAATGGGCTGGGATATTATCGCAATATATCGCGACGTCGATAGCGGCGGTAAGCTTGATAAAAAAGGCTTAAGCACTATGCTGGACGACGTAGACGAAGACAAAATAGATGTTGTTTTATGTATTGAGCAGGACCGGCTTTCCCGCCTTGATACAGTAGCCTGGGAATACTTGAAAAGCCAGCTGCGCGAAAATGACGTAAAGATAGCCGAACCTGGGAACATAACAGACCTGGCAAATGAAGACGACGAATTTATAAGCGATATTAAAAACCTTATAGCCAAACGGGAAAAGCGATCTATCGTTAAAAAGATGATGCGCGGTAAACGTCAACGTACCCGAGAAGGTAAGGGCTGGGGAAAACCACCCTGGGAATTCAATTACGACAAGAATACCGGCAGCTATACGATTAACGAAAAGTGGGCCTGGGTTATCCAATACATAGATGATAAATACCTAAACGAAGGATTAAGCGACGCGAATATAGCCCTGGCGCTTACGGCTGTTACGAAGACACCAAGCGGTAAGGCCTGGGATTCCCAGCATATACGGCAGCGTCTGAATTCGAAAGCATACCATGGCGTTATGGAAAAGAGTTTTGGCAATGGCGAAACAATCGTAGTAGATAACGTTTTTCCGCTGCTGCGTAGTGAAGAAACCTGGCACAAGATCCAAGCGAAGCGGAAGCAGAAGTACCAGCGTCGCGCCCCTGTCCATCCTCACCTATTGCGTAACGTACATACGACATGTGGATACTGCGGCCATAAACTGGCTGTAAAACAATCCGGTAGCGCTGCGTACGCCTTCCACTACTACCTGCAGCACTCAACCGAATATAAGCACAACTACTCGCCGAATTGCGGCATGTCCATTAATACGATCCGCATAGAATTTAACCTGGTTAAGGCCGTGAAGGAGATCCTGGCCAGCGAAGAAACGGCAAAGCGCTATATACAGTTCGAATTTAGCCAGGCAGACATAGACAAGCTTACGGCCGATATAGCGGCTGCTAACCGCCTGCTAAACGACGTACAGGCCAAGTACGATAATCTGCTGGACCTGGTGCTGGATGGCGGCGGGGGATTCTCTAAGGCCGCGCTAGAGACGAAGCAGGCAAGCCTGGAAGCCGAACGCGACGCGCATACAGCACGTAAGCGGCAGCTGGAAGACAGGAAGGAAGCCCTGGCGGCTAATATGTTTAACTACGAAGTCGTGTACCAATACCTGGCCGTAGCCGAACGCTTCGAAGTCGAATTAAACGAACATGAAAAAATGGAGATGGTTGGCCGGCTGTTCTCGTCGGGGGTTCTCTATGAAGATAGATACGTACTGCAGGGGAATATCGCGGGGATTACTTTCGAAGTCGAAGTACCTGTAGCGCCCGATCCGTTCGCGCATTTAAATAACGTTTGGACCAAACAAAAAGAAGAAAAGCGTAAAGGGCAGCTGGATTAA